CAAGGCTGGAGAGATACCAGTCGTTGCCAATGTCGGGGTACTCACCACGGGCTTTGATTATCCAGAGCTTGATACGGTCGTTATGGCACGTCCTACGATGTCACTTGCGATGTGGTATCAGATAGTCGGTCGGGCTATCCGTCCGCATCCGAACAAGGAGGCTGGCTGGGTGGTAGACCTTTGCGGAAACATCAAAAGATTCGGGGAGGTGGCAGATTTGAAGCTCATGGACGGTGGTAACGGCAAGTGGGCAGTATTTTCCAACGGCAGGCAACTGACCAACGTAAGATTCTGAGATTATGGATAAAGGATTTATTAAACTATCCCGCTCATTCTTTGATAACAAGATATGGCAGGCCGCCCGGGCATTTAGTGAGTGCGAAGCGTGGATTGACTTGATTCAGTCGGCACGATTTGAGGCATCACCGACAACGTCGCGCATCGGGTGTTATGAAGTAACGTGGGGAAGAGGGCAATATCCTGCATCCAACAGATTCCTTGCTAAGAAATGGGGAAGGTCAGAACAATGGGTGAAGTCGTTTCTTGGAAAGTTGAAAAGAGAAAAGATGATTGTTACAGATAATAGTCAAGGTGTTAACGTGATTACGCTGGTCAACTTTGACAAGTACAATGGAGAATCATCTGATAACCCACTAAGTAACCCACTTAACAAGCTGAATAATTGTGACTTACAAGGACTTGTAACCCACCTTGTAACCCAGCAAGTAACCCACCTGCTAAAAGAGCAACCCACCTCTAACCCAAATAATAAGAAAGAAGAAGAATATAATAAAGAAACTACACCTAAAGGTGTAGCAAAGAAAGTCGCGGCTAAAGCCGCTACGCTCGCTCGTAAGCAGAAGTTTGGGGAATCATTAATTCCGTTCATGGATAAATACCCCAAGGAAATGATAAGAGCCTTCTTTGATTATTGGTCAGAACTGAACAAGTCGGAAACTAAAATGAAATTTGAACTGGAGAAAACATGGGAAGTCGCCAAAAGGCTTGTCACATGGGCAAACCGAGAAAGAGTGCCCGCGAAATCCGCTTCTGACATCGGGGTGGTGCTCAAAGACAACTCACCCGATAAGTACGATTCACCGCAAGAAAAGAAATGGGAGGAAAGATGGAACAAATAGATTTCAAGAAAACAATCGACATCCTTCGGGAAACAGGCTTCAACCCTATTCCCAACCTTGTGAACATCGCCGTCCCCGATGCCAAGAGCGTCCTTTGGCGGGGGTTGAACTACTTCACCGGAAAAGCCGAATGGCTTCCCGAATACGAAGAGATAGCCGAATGGCTTTCGTGTAATAATGGTCGTGGACTTCTCTGTCATGGAAACTGCGGGCGGGGAAAGTCGCTCATCTGCTGGAAAATTATCCCCCTGCTACTCAACCACTACTGCCGGAAGATAGTTTCCTGCTACGATGCGCAACAAATGAATGCTGATATAGACGCTGTGAAGGCAAAACACATCATCTACATAGACGATGTGGGCACAGAGAACATGAGCGTGAAATATGGCGAGAAAAGGCTTGCTTTCTGCGAAATTGTGGACGAAGCGGAGAAGAAGGGAAAGCTGTTAATCATTACAACCAACCTTTCACTTGACGAAATCTCCCAAAAGTACGGAGAGCGTACAATGGATAGGTTGGTTGCGATTACTACACGGGTTAAATTCAAAGGGGAAAGTCTAAGAAAATAATATGGCAAAGAAAATTCAGACTATTCTTGTGTATGTTAAATGTATGAATTGCAGATGCGCTTCTGACTTTATCGGAAACTCATGCCTCTGTAAGGCTAAAGGTCATAGGGTATGCGCATGTGACAGGTACGGAAGGATATGTGGATGTTATGTTAAAAAATAATTTATACACGATTATGAAATCACTCAAAGAGATACTTAAAAGTTTAGAGGGTCTATCCGATATAGAGATATTCGTGATAGACCTTTTTTGTGGCGCAGGAGGTCTGTCTGAAGGTGTGGAAGAAGCTCGTTTGAATGGCAGAAAATGTGCTAAAGTGGTATGTTGTGTAAACCACGATAAGAATGCCATTCTTTCACACGATGCCAATATACCTGATGCACTTCACTTCATCGAGGACATCCGTACATTGGAACTGTCTCCCATCAATGCTATTGTAGCACGAATCAGGCAGCTATATCCCGATGCTATGATAATGCTTCATGCTTCGCTGGAATGTACCAACTTCTCAAAAGCAAAAGGCGGACAACCGAGGGATGCAGATAGTAGAACATTGGCAGAACACCTTTTCCGCTACATTGATGTGATAGACCCTGACTACATTCAGATTGAAAATGTAGAAGAGTTTATGTCATGGGGAGATATGGATGAGAACGGCAAGCCTATTTCAATGGATAAAGGACGCTTGTATCAGAAGTGGGTGCGCAATGTGAAGAAGTACGGTTACAATTTCGAGCACCGCATCTTGAACGCTGCCGACTATGGGGCATACACCACACGAAAGCGATTCTTTGGCATCTTCGCCAAGAAAGGGTTGCCTATAGTATTCCCCGAACCTACTCACTGTAAAGGTGGTAGAAATGATATGTTCTCCAAAATGGAGAAGTGGAAACCGGTAAAGGAGGTGCTTGACTTCTCCGATGAGGGGAGCACCATTTTTCGAGAAAAGCCTTTGTCAGAGAAAACCCTTGAACGCATCTATGCAGGATTGATAAAGTTCGTAGCTGGTGGTAAGGATTCCTTTCTTTCCCGCTACAATACCGTCCGACCGCAAGATACTTGCAAGTCAGTTGATGAGCCATGCGGAGTACTGACTACTGAAAACCGTTTTGCGAAAGTACAAGTAAGTTTCCTCTCCAAACAATTCAGCGGACACCCCGAAAGCAAGAACGTATCAGTAGAAGAACCGGCAGGTGCAATCACTTGTAAAGACCACCACGCTTTTGTATCGGCTTACTACGGGAATGGACATAATCATTCGGTAGAACTTCCTGCACCTACGGTTACGACAAGGGATAGGCTGGCGTTGATTGAGAGCCGTTTCCTCGATATGCAATACGGTAATGGTAGTCCTGCATCTTTGGAAAGTCCTGCCGGGACGCTTACTACCAACCCGAAGCTGAACCTTGTCAGTTGCCAGCCATGGATAATGAATACAGCTTTCTCCAATATCGGAAGTAGCATAGAAGAACCGTCCCAGACCATTACAGCCAATCGCAAATGGCACTACTTGATGAATCCACAGTTTAACAGTGCAGGAGGTTCCGTTGATAATCCTTGCTTCACGCTCATAGCCCGTATGGATAAGATGCCGCCCTACTTGGTGGCAACAGAGAGCAGACAGGTAGCCATTGAAATCTACGAAACAGACAGCCCCATGACCCGTAAAATCAAAGAGTTCATGGCTCTGTATGGCATAGTTGATATTAAGATGCGAATGCTCCGTATTCCCGAACTGAAACGTATCATGGGCTTCCCGGAAGATTATGTGTTGGTTGGTACGCAAGCCGACCAAAAGAAATTCATCGGCAATGCCGTGGAGGTGACACAGGCAAGGAAGAATACCGAAGCACTCTGTGAGAAGTTAAGAGAATTGAGATTGAATAAATTAAATGAGGTAGCATAATGGAAACTGAAAAACTCATATTAGATGCCTGTTGTGGTAGTCGGATGTTTTGGTTCGACAAGCAAAATCCAAACGTTTTGTTCGTGGATAAACGTTCCGAAACAGTCACGGCAAAGGATAGGGATAAGGTAAGAACCATAGAAGTGAAACCTGATATTGTGGCCGACTTCACCAATTTTCCATTTGAAGATAATTCCTTCTACATGGTAGTATTTGACCCACCGCATCTGAAAACACTTGGTGAAACCTCATGGATGGCAAAGAAGTACGGTAAACTACCCAAAGATTGGCAATCGCTTATACATGACGGATTTACCGAGTGTATGCGCGTCTTGAAACCTAACGGTACACTCATATTCAAGTGGAATGAAAGCGAAATAAAAGCCGCGGAAGTTTTGTCCGTTATTCCGTTCAAACCACTTTTTGGACATACTACCGGTAGGCAGAGTAAAACAATATGGATGTGTTTTATGAAGCAAGAAGAATTATGAACATTCATCAAAAAGCATATTACATCAAGACATCATGGTGCAAGATGTGTGTTTCGGAAGACAATCGGGAACGGAATAAAAGGAAGGAAAACAAATGAATATAAAGAAAATAAAGGAACATAACCCTCAATCCTTTTTAGACGATTTGAAACGGGTAAGAGAAATCATGGTCTATGCAGCGCATACCAACTCCTACTATAAGATTCTTAAACACGAATTGTTGAGAGATGCGGAAGAGAAAGCCATCACGTACTATATAACGGATTCTATATTCGCCAGAAAGCGTGATGTCATGGTAATAATTTAATCGAGAAAAATATGAAACAGACAGTAGAAGAAGCAGCCCGCACTCATTGGAGTGAAAGTACATATAATAAAGATGCAGAGCTTGCCTATGATGAAAGAGACTGTATAGCTATCAAGGCATTGGCAAAAGCGATTGCACTACGGGCATTTAAGGAAGGTGCAGCATGGCAGGCAAAGCAATTTCCGTGGATAAGCGTTGAAGAACAGTTGCCAGAAGAGGGGCAAAAAGTTTTTGTTTTGGTGATGTGTTATGGCACACCATGTATTCGAGAAGAAAAGTTTTGTAGAAATAGCAATTTAGATAAAAAGGGAATGTGGATTCACGGAAACAGTATCGTGCTGGCATGGTTTCCCACCCCCTCTTTCGATGAGATACTCGAAGCCAACAGGGATGTACTGGAACGAATTAAAGAGAAAGGAGATTGATATTATGGGATTTAAAAAAGGCTCAAAAACGGGTGCGCCGAATAGAAAGGGGCATAGATGGATAAACTATCCTAACAACGCCCACAAGAAGTGCACCAAATGCGGTTGCATGGTTGATATAACATGCTCAAAAGGAGTAAACGTATCCATATACACGGATATGAATGGTAACAAATCTAATGAATGCCCTAATTGTATTTAGTCATTATGGAAAGGTACAGAATCATACGAGGAGAAGGTTATAACGGTTGTATCCCCATAATAATATATTGGGTGCAAGTCAGAAAAGACAAACGTATTTCATCCGAATGGGTGAATGTAAAGGGCTTTGATACTTATAAGAGAGCCAAAGAGTTGTTGGATATTTTAAACGAATAGTTATGAAATCAAAACAAGTATTATCAGTCGAACAGATGAAACATTTGCAGGAGCTTGGGCTGGACACAAGCGATGGAAGCATGTGTTTTGAGTGGAATGAATCAGATTCAGACAACATGGTTGTAACCTCTCCGGATGCCGATACGAATTACGACTATTATCATGAAACTTACACTTTGCAGGATATTCTCGATAAGCTGCCGCCTGTCATAAAAAAATATTATTGGCTTGCAATCAGAGTTAGTGCACACAAGGGAATGTGGTATGTAGAATATAATGGAAGGGGGTGTACTTTATCTTATTTTTATTCAGAAAATCTCATTGACGCGGCCTACGGGATGCTGTGCTGGTGTATTGAAAAACAGATATATTAAAACTAAAGAAAAAGAATGAAAGCACATGTAATGAAACTTGAAAACAATTGTGTGATTGTTGACGAGGAATATTTTAATGAGATAAAGAAAGAGTCAGAATTTAACCAGGAAAAGATAAATGAGATTGCCGAAGAAAGGTTTTTGAAATATGTCAAAGAAAGCGGCATCAAACTTTCCTATAAAGTAAACGATATACCTTATCTTTTTCACCACGACTTGTTGTATGAAATAAATTATGATGAGAGAGGTTATCCTGAATCTGTGTTAGAGAAGGTGAAGTATGTTATTGCAGACGATATAACAGAGGCTTTGAACGACAAGTTTAAAGGACTGAAAGACGAGGCTTTGAATTACGCAATAAGCGAGTTTGGCAAGCGGAAATACGGTTTGGAGGCTACTGCAAAAATATGGAAATGTATTGCATTAATCTTTTTCATTATGACTATTGTTTCAACAACCGCATTATTTATATAGTTATGACCGAAGAACTTGTAACATTAGAGACAGCGAAGCTGCTGAAGGAGAAAGGATTTGTTTGGAAGTGTGAACACATAATAGGCTGCAATAAGGTTATTACAAAATATGACCTTCCGCAAAGTATGTCGTGTTGTACGGAAATAGATAACGAATCAGTTGAATTTTTGTGTCCAGTATTGTATATCGCCCAAAAGTGGCTGCGTGAAATAAGAGGTGTGTATGTATATGTAGAACCTGTTATTGGGAAAAGATGGAAGCTTTCTTTTTGTGATTTCAATGTTCCAACAGAAGAAAGCGACTGGATGGAGAACGAAATAAACAAAGGGAATGGCTATAAAGTATATGACACCTACGAGGAAGCACTGGAAGCCGGGATACAAGAAGCGTTAAAACTTATATGATTATGGATATAGTACCTATTTCAATAAAAGATAATCTTTCTAAGGAGCAGATAGAATATCTACAAAAACAACAGTCTGAATATAAACTCGTGAGTAGGATTAAGAAAAATCCGGGTCACATACTCTTTTCGTTTAACAGAAAAACAGGAGAGATAAAAAGAGCTTCCATTACTCATAAGGTATCTATCGGGCTTGATATGAAACCTATAACTACCACTAAAACGGTTATTGAGCCTGATTGCTATTATGAGCAGGCTCTAAATGAGAAAAATTTTAGAAAAAGATTAAAAAGGATTGGATTAATATAACCATGAATAGAAACGAATACCGGGAACGCTGCAAACATTACAGTCCATACAGTGGGCAGTGCTATAAGAAGTCGTTCATATCGGGCATAGCAAACAATGTGCATGTGAACATGAGATGTGACGGGAAATGTCCCCGTATGAGGAATTATGATAAGAGAAACGGAGTATTAACAGATAAACAAAATAATCATGGAAATAGCAGAACTGATAATTAACGCCATTTTCTTTACGGTTAACTGTTTTGCGCTGTGTTTTTTCAGCATTATTGTAAGCAAAAGGCACAGACGAATGGAAGATAAGCTGGATGAAATAAAGGAATATACCCGTAGGGTTTCAGACCGTAACGATGTCGTTTATATGAACCAGCTCCAATGGTTGAAAAGCAAACTGATTGAAGAAGAACGATACGAGGAAGCTAATAAAATCAACAAGTGTATCGAGAATGAGTTTAATAAATTAAAAAATAGGGAATTGTGATTATGAAAGAAATAGAAATGTATCCGGGCGTAAACATTGACTACGCATACGAACAGTTGAAGAAATATAAGCAAGAAACAGGAGAAGATTGTTACTGTAAATTTAATGATAAGGAGTTGTATTCAAGTGAAACACTTGATGAAATGTATTTGAAGGTTACGAGAAAGACGAAGGCTAAGTTCGATAAAGATTTGCAGGATGAACATAACGAATACCTGCGAAAGGAAGCTGAGTTCCATGTCAAAATCCCACAATTAATTATAGAATACCGGCAAAGAGCACGTGGCATTATTCCAGATAAATATCTTGAATATTGGGATAAGATTGTTCCTATACGATTGAATGACCTTTATAAAGGGATTGAACTCGATTGTTTGTTGGAACTTATATCCGAACTCAATACAGATAAACCTAAAGAGGAGCGTTTTAAGAACTGCTTGCAAATGTTCATCAAACAAGGACATAGCGGCATGAGTGCCGGTCTTATGTTTAGCGGGCTTTATCGGTTCCATGACTTAGGAGCTCAATTAGTCGATTACATAAAGGAACATTGAACATGAAAATCATATTTCTTGATATAGACGGAGTTATTTCCACGGAAAAGTCACATTATGCACTTGATAAAGATGCGTGTGATTTACTTGGAAAGATTATAGATGCTACGGACGCCAAGATTGTAGTATCATCATCGTGGAGAAGAAACACGGTAGAAGAAACACGGTAGAAGATACAAAAGAAGAGTTGACAACTGTGAGGCATTTAGTTCCTTTCCCATTTCCATACGCCAACAGAATTATAGGAGTAACTATAAGGGCGTATGCCTACGTTATGCAAGGCGTTCATCTTGGTATCCCTCGTGGAGTTGAGATAAAACAATGGATTGACACTCATATCCACTCTAATAACGGTAAAAATTGGAACTATAAAGAGATTGGGGTTGATTTTAATTACGTGATACTTGACGATGATAGCGATATGCTTCTCGAACAGGCTGAACACTTTGTCAAGACCGATACCCGTTTAGGCTTGACGGAAGACAATGTTGAACGAGCAATTAAAATATTGAACCAATGAGAAAAGCAGACAGAATAATCAGAGACAGACATTCCCGCATCCCGGACAAATACAAGAAGATTGACACTACGGTCAACGGGAATGCGGAAAGCCTTGCTGAACAACACAAGGAAGTGGAGAGACAATTGTTTCCTTTACGCCTTAACAAGACCACCATTATTTACGTCACAAAAGACAAGCAAAACGAAACATATGCTGCAAAAGCACGTAAACGGATGGGGATAGCAGAGCCTAAGAAAACGTTTGTAGACCCGCTTTCGGAAGAGAACATTACCAAATTGTACAAGGAAGAAAACATACCGCCCCGCAGAATGGCAGAAATGTTGAATGTAAGTGTAAGGACGATATATCTAAGGTTGGCTAAGTATGGACTTACGAAAGTGAAATGCAGATAGCAAGCTTACAGACACAACGATATAACCCTTGCCAAAACAGCAAGCGGTATAACCCAATGTATAGCCCGTTCAAGGCGTTCTAAACGTTCCATTGGATAACCTGGAAAAGGCGGCAATAGTCCATGTAAAGGACATTGTCCGCCAATTCAAGCAGTTCGTCTATGTAATCCCTTTTTCGCATCACGTTCAAGTTTTCTACGTTGTTTACGATTTATGCCGTTTGCTGCGGCGAGACTATTCAGCGTCTCCTTCTGTTCGGGAGAAAGCATGCTATATACTTCTTCCCGTGATTTGCCTGATAAAATGGATTGTACTATTTTTTTAACTTCCATTTGGTACATAAAAATCAGTGTTCGAACTTGGATACCGCCCGGACACAAAAAAGGCGGTAAAACCATGTTGGAATTACCGCCTTAAATTTTCAACAAGAAACTGCTAAATTTTAATTAAATCACATCCTAATACATCTGAAATTTTAGCAATTGTACTCAATGTGAAATTATGAGTTCCACATAACCATTTACTTACCTCCGATTTCCGTTTTCCCATACGTTTGGCAAGTTCTGTTTGAGACATGCCTTTCTCTTTCAAAATAGCATCAATCTTGTCAGATAATGCAAACGACATATCTACCTGTTTCCTTACGTCATTGGGAATATCCGAGATACAACTTTTAAATAATTCGTTTGCGTTCATAACTCAAAGGTTTTACTTTCTATATCTAATATTTCCGTTTCCTCTACGGTGACAGAACCTTTCTTAATAGCTATTCTGAGGATATTATCAAACTTCTGCAAATCCATTACATACCCACTCAGTTCTTCGCTTTCGTTGTATGTCTTGTTTTGTTTTATCCCACCGTTGCCTGCAATTAATATTTTATCAGATATTCTTAAACAGTATAATCTAAGCTTGCCGGATGTTATCGGCAATGCACATACATTATCTTTTACCTTTCCTTCCGGTCTAAAATAACGCTCAAATACACCATTATCTAATATCTTCTTCACTGCTAAAAGGATTATTTGATAGTCTCTTCTAAGCTCTGCATTATCTTTAAATTTCATCAGAAACTTTTCAAATTCGGAAATATCTTCACCTTCAAAGCAAATAGTATATAATGTAGCCTTATCTGACTTATCTACCAATTTTACATTTATCGCAGCCATACAGTTAACTTTTTCTGCCACAAATATAACAAGATAAGTAAACAAAGTGTTCACTTTAAAGTGTATTTAACCGGGTTTATTCACATATTTAACAAAATATGAGGTGAGTTGGCGGTAATTCCAACAAGTCAAAGAACAATTTACATAATATTTTCCAGTATTTTCCAAATTGGAAAGGACTGGTATTGTCATTCCAGTAATTTTCTTCTGCAATGTTCACACAAAAATTTCTTCGCTACCGGGAACATCTTCTGCCCCACATACCCACTAAGATACTGCGCCTCTTCCCCGTACGGGTCGATGCCAAATGCACGTGAGATATGCCGGCATAGATGCCCCTTTTCATGGTCGAAAGAGTTCTGAAACTCTTCCGGCGAAGAAGTAAGAGCAATAACCATTACGGTCTCTCTGTTCCGGATATTGGAATAGGTGATGCCTGTGTTCAGATTACAAGCGCGCATGTTCTTATAGGCATTCACCAAATCCAATCCCCTGCATCCTACCCGTTGAAGGTCGGCGATGATGCGGTCGGTATAATAGCAGTCCACTGCGTAATATACCCTCACTTCCCAATCATAGTCCGGTATGTAGAATTCTTGTACTATCATGACCTTTCTTCTTTTCTTTCCTCCAGCATGTCCTCCCAGGGGATAGGAACCCCCTTGCCGATGCAGGTGGCGTAGAATTCATCGAACGCACGGCACGGGTCGCCGTCAATATCGTCGAGGTACAATTTCACATGCACGCACAGGTGCGCTTCATCCGCAAGGGATTTCTTGTAGAAATCGGCTTTCAGCATATTGGCGACATAGCAGACGTCGTACAGCTCGTCATGTTCAACGGTTATCCCGTTCCGTTTCAGCATTTCGTCCACCTCGCTCTTCGTCCACGGCACAAGACTTTTCTCCTTGCCAGTGGAGTCATCCTTCACCTTCATCCTTGAAATGGCAAACTGTGCCATTCTCTTTGAGAAATGCCACCCGTAGCAGCCAAGATACTGCTGCATTCCCGGGGGGAACTTGTCGTATATATCCAATCTTTGTCCCATAGTCTTTTTCTGTTTTAATAAACTGGTAAAAGAGGGGATTACTCCCCTCTCCATTACATGAACTCCCCGTTGGCGCGTCTGCGTCTACGTTCGCTCATATCTTCGCCATAAGGCTGTGCGCTGCGGCGTTCGCTGTAAATCGGATATTCCGGGAAGTAACCCGGCATACGGCGTTCGCTCATATCCGAACCACCGCTATAACTTCCGCCGCGTGAGCCACCGCTATTACGATAACCTATTTCGCCGCCCTGCATCTCACGCATGGCTTTCTCGTAACCATGACGGAAACCCTCTTTGTAGGCTTCTTCCATAGGATTACCGCTTCTCATACCGAAGTCACGGTCATATTCACCGCGTCCTTCTTCCAATATTTCCCACATTCCCATATTATTTCTTTGTTTTAGATGTTTCAGCCACTCCGAGCTGCTCCATAAGTCGTTTATTCAAATCCATAAGGTCGGACATATTCTTGCTCATTTCTGCCATTTGCCCTTTCAGAGAGGATATTTCCTGCTCCTGACGCTGTTTCTCTGCAAATTCAGGGTTTAGGAGCGTCAGCATCTTGTCACATCCCGCAATGACAGAGTTATGAAAGTCCATACTGTTGATGATGTCTATGCTTTTCTGCTTCATAGAAGCGACCTCGTTATTCATCGCATCACGCGAGCATGATACCACAATATTGCCGTTCTGCCCGAAATCGGCTATATCCATGCCGGCAGGAAGGTTTTGAAATGTGGTGTTTTGTCCGTTGATGCAGACCACAATATCCACAACCATTTCCATTTGAGGCATTTGCCCCATAGGAGTAGCCATAGGGTATTTCGGTTTGGGAGCTGAAACGCTGACTACCGGGCCGTATTCGATATACGGATTGGCATCCTTATGAAGTATATATAACTGGTTATTGGTACGAAGTGATTGAAACATAATGATTTGGTTTTAATAGACCCCGGGCGACAAAATATGTCCCGGGGTCAGGTTAACTACTTGCTCTTTTGAGCGGTTGCTTCTGCTGTCGCCGCCGACGTGGTTGTCGGACGATACCCACCGTTGACAAGGAACAGCTCATTGGTGTACTTGTTATAGTGGATTTCGTAGATACCCGTTCCGGCGAGGTTGCCGACAGTCACCGGCTCATTGTTGTAAGCCAGCAACGGTCTTGTATCCCCGTTAGTCCCTATCAGTATCGGGAGCGTAGCAGTCGTGCCGGCAGGTATTGCCTGACGGAGACTTACATAGAAACCACCTACATAGTCCTTGTTACGGAACGCATGATTAGGAAGTTCCAAAGTAACGTTCTCCGTACCGACTGTTACAGCTACCGTAGGAAGGGTATTGAAATTAGCCCTTCCAATAGTAGGGAACGGGAAGCCCCAATTATTAAAAGGAAATAATGCCATAATCTTTTGTAATTTAATTGTTTATTACTATATTTACAATCGGGATAGGTTGGAGTCATGACCAACTGATAAGGGTAAACCGAAGCCCTTCCCATTTTTCAATTTTCGGCATCATTTAATTCGGTAAAATCAATGACAAACGAAGAATTTATCAAAAGTGTATCTCTTGAAGGTGAGGAATGGAGGGATGTAGTCGGATATGAAGGTCTTTATAAAGTTTCTTCATTTGGACGGGTTATAAGATTGTCCTACCAATCAAAGAATGGAACTTGTGTATTTACTCATGCCCCATCCCTATTAAAAGGATGGAATCATTATGGCTATCATTATATGAAATTAGTAGACCATAATGGGAAGTACAAATCAATGTTTGTACATCGCATAGTAGCAAATTCTTTTATACCTAATCCAATGAATTATAAAGAAATAGACCATATTAATTGTGATAGAAAAGACAATAGAGTATCAAACCTCCGTTGGTGTAATAGGTCTCTAAATATGCTAAACCCTTTCACAAGAATTAAAAACTCTGTCAATAAAAAGGGAATTAAAACATGGAATACAAGACCCGTAGTAATGTTAAAAGATGGCGTTTTGATAACTAAATATGATTCAGCCTGTTCAACAGCAAAAGATGGATTTATACAAACTCATGTTAGCCGTTGTTGTAGAGGCATTGCCAAACAACACAAAGGTTATCAATGGATGTATCTTTCCGACTACGAAACCCTTATCAATAAGTCAAAGAACTCTTTACCTAATGGCTAATTATCCCCAATAATTGTTGCATCCGCACCCACTGCGTGCATATACCGAATCTCCCATATATGCACCGTAGGCGGCTGCACGAGCTACTTCTGGGTTAAATACTTGCAATTGCGGGTATGGCACTGCTACTGTAGGCGGCATTGAACAGCGGATTTTATCCACCTCTCCCTGCAATGTTTGTAGACTTGCTACTATTGGAGCAATTTGTTGCGTTACGTTTCCAAGAATAGTTGCATTCTGATTACGCTGTGAAATTTCACCTTTCAAAGTAGAGATTTCAGCGTCTTTAGCAGCCAACGCTTCTTGCTGACGACGCGCCTCTGCCGCATCCATTTTTGCTACAAGTGCTTGGAAGCCTTCACGGTAAGCGTCCGCTAAAGAACGCGTATTCCCTTCCATTGTGCGTGTAAGCGTATTCATGTTTTCGCAGCTTGCTAAGCGGCTTTCATACCCCTGACGCTCAATTGCTGTCTGATTTTTGCAGCAGCAATCTGCCAACTGTGTCAGTACGGCCTGATTACCTGATTGGAAGGCGTTGATGATTTGCTGCGAGGACATGCCGACCTGGTTGCCCACATTGGCGATAAGTCCTTGAATGTTACACAAGGCGCTTTGCAACTGCTGGGTAGAGCAGTTCAAAGAAGAGGCAAGCTGATTGATGGCGTTACCGTTACCCTGAATGGCTGACATCAGGTATTCACGACCCACATCACCGTTAAGCTCGGCAGGCAGACCGCCGCCATTGCCAAAGCGGTTACCGAAGCCGTTACCGCCCCAACAGAACCACAAAAGGATAATCCAGATGAACCACATTCCGCTTCCACCCCACATGTCTTGGTTGTTACGTCCTTGGTTCAGTAAAGCGAGAAGTCCGGGGTCTACACCCTTGCTTCCCATCAGGTTGGGTAGCATAGCCATAATGTCAAATTTGCTTCCGCCATTACCGCCGTTACCGTCCTGATTAAAAACGTACGTTCGTTCCATAGAGATTTATATTTATACTAATTACGGTCAATATCAACCGCATCACAAAAGTATAAATACGCAATCTGCCATGAAATCAATTGTTTCCCAACGACTTCTTTATATTTTCCCAATATATTCTCAACATTTTCCCACCTTCCATGCGCTCCTGGAAATTGGAAATCATGTAGTTTATCGCACGCTTGGTCTTATGGATTTGTAAGGCTATTTGAGACGGATACATGCCCCTTTCAACCAACAGCCGAACAAGCAGATAGCGGGCGTCTACGGTCTCCGTATCCTTATCCGAAGATAGTATTCGATTGACTGGAATTTCCGTCTCCTGCGAGACGAGATTAAGTGTTTCGGCAAAGATTTCTGACTTACACATAGTTTTTCTGAATTTTATATTTATCTTTGCCCTGCCACATAAAATATTTGATTCTATACGAACAAAGCACAAGATACCGTGTTGAAGATATTTAAGCCTCCAACGTGCGGTATCTTATGCTTTTTCAAATTTTTATGTGGCAATAATTATTTGAACGTTGGGGGCTTTCTTTCTACTCTAAGCCCCGAAAGAGCGCCAGCGATAAGCCGACTTCTACATCGTTAATTTCCTTCTTATCTTTATGGTGAGCCAAGCTATCACGAACAAAATACAGGTTAGATTTATCGAAAGACTGGCGCCGCCGTAATTGATTTTAAACTTCTCCCACCATGACAACTCTTTTTCTACTGGATAAGGCTTTGGTACTTCAACTCTTCTTATCCTTTCGATGAAATACGGTATCTTGACTGTTACCGTTGCATGAGGGTAAATGCCCAATGAATGGTTCAATATACCATTGCTCCATGAAGCGTAGCTGTAGGCATACGGGTTATGAAGGAATGATGTTGTATCGGAAACCGATACGCTGTCCTTGTACGGTATCAGCTTCTCTTGAAATGTAGTGTCATGGTAGATTATGCTGTCGAGAACTTTTGTCTCAACGGGCATATAAACAGTCCTCGTTCTGCAAGAGCACACGACCAGCACAAGCAATATTACATACAATAATCTTTTCATATTTTTTTCCAATTATCCTTTAACCAAGTAATTTCATCTTCGGTAAAGCTGCGGTCGGCGATGATGATTTTGCCGTGGCAGCCAATATATATATCTTGCGGCTTATTATTAATATTTTGTTGAGCAGCTCCAATAATCAGAACATCAGTATCATCTAATAAACCTGATTCAATTCCGATACCGTTATACGAGTTCTTTGTTTGATATACAATGCCACTGTCTGCAAATATTATACTATTAGTTCTTCCAAAACTAAGAGCCTGATTGGCTCTAAATTCAAACTCAAATGCCCCTAAATTATCTCCGCTTCTGTTTCTTTTACCTATAAAACAAGAAACGGAACGAATATCAAACCACGTCCTATCCGCCATCACCGCGTAATCCGTTAATATAGGGAAACCGTAGCAGACGGCGTACATCTTACCATCGTAGCAGAGCTGGTTGGGATAATCGGGAATTTGAGTGATAGTAATTTCTCCAGTACCAGCGCTAACATAAAATCCTACCTGATAAGGATTTTCTGCTTTAATACTTTCAGGAATTTCATTTATTCCCTCGGTAAGTGTTATTTCTTGCCTACCATTTTCGGTTGCGTATTGATAAGTAAGGACATTATTTCCAAGATTTTGAACATTTACTGTATAAGCTGGCATTTCTGTTGTAGCGTATCTAACAAATAAATAGTTATTCGCTGCTGGAACAACCTTAACAGTATTATGTGAAACATCGGCAACAACACTTGTTTTACTATAAGAAGTAAAATCAATTTGATACACTCCCATTCCGCTGTTCAGCTTCCCCTTACCGCCGTACAGATAGGCGTGGTTACCGTTGCCGCTAAGGTCTTTTAGGATTGATGTAGGGAGTTGGGTGATAGTGATGTTACAATCACCTGTTTTATTAACAGCAAAACCAAAATAAAGATTATTATTTGGGAATATATAAATACCGTCTTTTTTAATATGCGTTTCAGGTCTACCTCTTCCTTGTCTAACAATAAGATATTTATCTTCTGTAACTCCAGTAACGCGAATGGTCAAATCAGAGTAGGGTTCTTTAGCGTCTTCTACAATATTATTAGTTTCAACTACGTTTGTTATAACAATAGCATTATTAGTAATTTTAGCAGTACCTCTATAATCTCTGTATTCCCACCCTGTAAAATCTTCCGCATAGGCCTCAATCACATCATAGTTAGTCATACCTTGCGAAGCAGGGTCATAGATAGCCTTTATTGACTCTTTTAAACCTTTCGGCCATACAAGACCACCGTCCGAAGCAGAGGGGAAACCGACAGACGGGATGCCGATAGTAGGCAAGCCGATTACGGGGATAGTGATGTTGGGGATAGTGATTGGGTTCATAGGCTATTCCTCTTTAATCATCTTAGCTTCTAATACTTCTGAAGAGCTTCTGATTGTAATGTTTATACCATTCGCTATCCCTACGATACGGAAAATTACATTAGGCGCACCGCTATTCTGGGATGCATTGGGGTAAAGAGGAGCAGGCTCCAAATCATCGATTCCCGCAAAGGCGGTAACTAACCCGCCCTTATTCTTTATCTGTATGGTAACGGGATTGCCGTCGCTGACAAATGTTGCGTAATACGCATTCTCGCTTTCGTTCTTTTCAAATGATAAAATTTCTGCTGCCATGATGTTTACTTTTTAGAGTTTCAATACTTGGTTCCTGTTGCCTTCCCTTCGGTGGCTGACGTGTACCCATGAGAAGTTTTTCTCATCAATGACCTGGTCGAAGGGAAGCTTCAATTCTTGTATAAGATTGAACAGCCTTTTGTTCTCTTTCGGGGTATTCGGAGTACCGACAATATCAGCAGCACATCCATTCATGTGGTCGCTTGTTTTAGAGCCGCCTACCGCCTTATTCAAAGCAGGACAACGGTATCCGCTTGTTACTGTGATAGGCTTGCCGTAAGCCTCTCTTAACGGGTCGAGAACATTGTCAACCAACGCTTGTGCATTGGGGAGCAGTTCTTTCGGCAGTCTGTTATCTATAGCTTTCTTATCAGCCGTTTCGCTTTTAATCAGTTCTGCGATTGTAAAGTATCTCATGCTATTTCTCCTTTCTAAAGTATTTGTCATAAACCACACGAGCCACCCAACCGACAACAGCGCCGACACCGAATGACACAACAGTAGTCAAGTTTACCCAAAATGGAGTGTAGTGCATGTAAAGCATAACTCCCACGATGATAGCGATAACAATCGCTGCGATAATCAATTTCTTTTTCATTTTGTTACTCCTTATCTTTAGTTATTATTTCACTCATATCTTCTTTCTCAACATCGAGTACTTTTTTACCGAATAGGCCTAATGCTTTTAGTAAGTTGAAATTATATCCTTTGGGCTTTAGAATGTTACTTATAATAGAGCAGAACTCTATAAAGCAGACAAACAGGCATGAATACACATCAATATTCCACTTGCTTCCGGAAGCGATGTTTATCATCACCACCATACATACAAAAGCGAAGTAAGTCACCATCTTACCCATAGTCCTGCGGATAGCACTGGAAAAGCGCACTTCTTCGCCCATCAACAGGCTTTTCCTCACTCCAAATGCCAAGTCACACACTACGACTGAAAATGTCACTATCAGCCACGGTATCATGTGTTCCAATGACTGCATAATAAAGCTACTCGCTATTACCGAAAATCCCCCAGGTATGCTTTGGGTAATAATGTTATTCTGCATCTTATCGTTACTTTTACAATTATCCGTATCTTTGTGCCGTTCACAGCGGTATGTAATTACCGCTATTCCCGTTTTGCTCGTGAGAGTAGGACGGGATTTTTATATTTTGCCGTAATAGTGAAACCACGCTCCCCACTTCCGTTCTTTCAGATAGTTCGGATTGCCCTGGTTCAGTTTGGCTTCCATCTCAAATGCGCTCGCACGGTAAGCGTTGGCGTTCACTTTGCCGTCACCTATCCTGCTATCTGTGAACAAGTGATACACGAAGCTCACAAACCATTCAGCCAAATACAGTATGTAATAGAATAGCGGGATAAGGAGCAACCACCACGCACTGCCATAGAATGACAATAATGCGGACGGGATAGCCGCTATCTCCATGCACTCGAAGAACTGTTTCTGATGTGTACGCTCATGGCGTTCTGTCTCGGCGGTTATCTCTTTCAGAATGGATAGGATAAAGCCGAAGAGCATGATTGTATGATAGCTGCCAAAGAGGATAAGTTTCGCAAACCAGTTGTCTAAAAAGATTGTTTTCATAATTTGTTAAGCTGTTATATACATTACACGAATAGTATTTAAATAGTAATATGCCATAATATTGAAGTCCTCATTGGGCGATAATACCTTTTCAACAACAGGGATATTTATCAATGTACTATCTTCTTCTTTATATGATTCCCATATAAACATTGTTGATGCCTCTTTTAAACGCCAATAATTATCGGCAGAACCGCTACTGTATGTTTTTACTATAATTCCACCTGGCGGAACGATTATTGTTTCTAATACCACTTCACTGCCTTCATCGTTGTAACCATACAAATCAACAGTCTTGTTATTGCTACTGCTGTTAATTAAAACACTTATGCAGTCTTCTTTTTTTACGGATATATTATTAGCTATCCCGCCAAGAATTTCAGTACTACCCACAAACAGCCCAGCTCCAGCCGAACCAACTCTAAGATTACTATTTTCGTTACTCATAATTGTTGTTTTAATCGGTTACACAATATGCTGTATTGGCATCCTTAGAGCCAAGAGCCTCGTATTCGGCGGCGGTTTTCTTGGTTATGGTGGTGAGGTTGTCGGAAGTAATAACATCTGTAATTACAATCTTATTGTTATTGCTTGTTTCCGATACATCATAGTAGTATATATAGCAATACTTTAATGATGTCATGTAGCCAAAAGTAAACAGTAATGCGTAATATCCATTTCCTGCTTCTGCCAAGCAATACTGAATATTTGCATTTATGATATAACCAAACCAAGCTCCAGTCGTATCGTCAAAATGTCTTGTACTAAATCTAAGGTCTGTATATTTTCCATCAGAATAACCCTCAACAAAACTTCTAAAATTACCAAATAATTCGTCAGCTAAATCCTGTACGGTTTCTCCTGTTATGACAGTGTTATTAATCCATTTATTGATAATAGTACCGTCTACGTCTCTAGCAAAAATTTTATCATCAACGTATTTCTTTGTCGCCGGATGATAAGGCTCCGTAGGGGTGAACGATGAAGTGTTGGTCTTGGTGAGGACGTCACCAGTAAACACAAATTCTTTCCAATCAGTCCTAATTCCTTGTTGATTTCCACCGCCTCTTGCAAACCATCTATTAGTTAGATAAGAGCCATAGATTTGATTAGAACGGCTATAATGGGCGTTTGCGAAAATCAATGCTCCATTCTCATTAATGGGATAATTATTTTCAGGTGTTGTGTAACCAGCAATGCTTTTCTGCGTAGCAAACCCCGCTCCATTTATGTCATTTAAATCCTCTGATGTAAGATTTAAATGCTCGGGAACTTCCACCCAATCTTTATTTTTACGACCGTAGACGTTACCGTCAGAGGGGGCTTCGTAAATATGATTTAAAACCTGAGACGATTGGGTAGCAACTCCGTCCGTGACTGTTACAACTAATTGGAAAGTCGTTTCTGTAATAATTGCCATCATAAAATTAGCATTATTAGCATCCGTATAGGTAGCCATCGCCATTATCGGAATATATACAAGTTTCATCCCTGGTTCTTCGGGGATGTTTGCCACAACACATACAGTATCTTTATTGACGATGCTCTGACATATATCCATGAAAGCGTCTTTCCCACCAAAGGCATTAAATATCTCATCGGATGTTGCTTGGTCGCTTAGGCTCATCGCAGCAGAAGGAATAACTACCACATTCCCCGAACCGCCACCAGCTATCTTCCCTTGATTAACCCAGTCGCCGTTTACCCATGCGTAGTAATCGTAAGGAGCTTCAGTACCTACGGCCATGAACCCGTCAACTGCCGAGCCGTCGGGAACGGCGGATTTCAAGGCTTCAAGGGTGGCGTATTCTCCGGCAATACGGAAAGAGCTTCCCGGTTCGCCCTTGCAATAAATACCCGTCTTGTCGAAGCTATCTGTTTCTTTGTTATACACATAGACATAATGGTCTGTTCCTATATAGGTCGGATTGTTGGCAACCTTTTCGGCATCTTGTGCGGCTGTATTAGCGGCCGCTGCTTTTTCTTCAGCATTTGATGCGGCGTTGTTTGCGGATTGAGTAGCTGCTTCCGCTTCTTCTTTAGCTGCGTTGGCATCGGATGCAGCTTGTGCCGCCAATTCTGCTTTCTCATTGGCCGTATTTGCGGCTGTCTGTGCTGCGGTGGCATTACTTTCTGCTTTATCGGCGGCTTCGTTTGCCTTATCAGCAGCTTCCAAAGCAGGAGCGGCTAATAATTCAAGTGGAGCACGTACAATAATCTCCTCTCCATCTTTCTCTTGATATGCAGGTAATGATGTGATACCGTCCAAACTTTCCGCTTCTGGTACATCACCAACGCCTTGTGAATCTTTTTTTAATTCATCTTCTATTTCTCGTAAATCCTGTTCAGTCCAAGCCATAGTTATTATTGTTTATTTAGTATTTCGGCAGAATCATTGATTGCATTGTCAAATATTTGTTTCATTTCTTCTGTCGTCAGTCCATTATCCTCCCTAAAAGAAAGTCCTAAAACACCATTGACAGAAGCATTGTAGAAACCGACAATGACATCATCTTTCGTTATATTGGCTGTAATAGCATTAACTCCACCAGACTTGTTTGCTGACATATTGTATTTGATACGTATGTCTTCGGAAACTCTTGTAGTTCCTTTTTTATTTACATTTGTAATTTCCATTATTTACCCTCAATTAAATTGATTACTTGTACATAGCCGCCGGGATTAAGAAACGCAGCCGCCTCTTTAATCATTGCTGCTTCTTCGATGTTTAATTCCATTTCGTCTGTAGCTTTATAAATACGTATACTTAAATCGTATGCCATAACCTTTTCTTCCGGCTTAGCATTTGCTTTTTTTTCAAGCCATTTCCCGCTAAATAACAATGCGGAAACTACATTCTTGATTAATTGCGGAGCGCCATTATCTTCTATAATAACTTCTCCTTTGTAGTTTTTGAAGGGTTGATTAAAATTGACTTTCATATATTGTAAAGTTAAAGTGTTTAATAATATCTATCTACAGAACCATCAGAGTTGTAGAAAACCAAACCGTCTGCTGATAGCTTGCAATAAGGAGAGGTAAGTCTTACGAACTCTCTTATTATTATATACCCGCCATAAGAACCACTCACTGTTTCTGTTCCCATTTCTATTACGTTACCTGAATATGCGTAGACGCGAAATCCAGAACTATTTATTCTTATCGTGGCCATTCCGTCATCCAATCCAGCTTCTAAAGCGCTTACTTTTATAAAATTAGAGTTTAAGTACCCACCGGTAATAATAGTGCTTCCTAATTGGGATGCTTCAACTGCATCTTCGTATGCAAGTCCGCCAAGAGAGGACGATGAAACCTTCTCATTAATAGTGTTTTGTAAGGTGCTATTCAAGGAGTCAAATGTAACAGCTCCGGATATGTCTATCTTTTCTGCATTAATTTTAATTCCTTCATCTCCGAAATTTATAGCAGCGATAACCCCATCTTTGGGAGTGTACGCTTCTAAATTGATTTTATTGGCGTTTATAACTATTCCTTCATCACTGACGTTTATAGAATTAATGATGTCGTCCTTTTTAACGAATAATGAAATTTCATCATTTATTCCGTCAATCTTAATACCTAACTCCTTTACGCTGTCTCCAATTTCTTCAACAGATAATGCAATGCTATCAGCCCGCTGTTCTATTTGTGAGAACTTTTGATTATTGCTCTCCGAAAGCTCCTTCACTTCCAGTCTAATGCTTTCTGCGGTCTGCTCTATCTCTGAACTTAACTTTGTGTACAAGTCCTCATAGGCGTTGTGGGTCAACGCCAACGAATGTATGTATATGTCCCCTGTAAACTTCAACTCAAAATCACCTGTTCCGTCCCATGTGCCGGAATACTCCTTCATTGTATATTCTTCACCCGGTTCGAGCTGTTCGGTAAAATGCAGGTTTTGACCGGGAAAGCCTATCGTAAGCGTCCCTGCTGTAATCACCTTGTATTTAAAGGAGATAAAGAACTTTCTCGGTTCTTCTCCTTCCTCATAAGTCGGCTTATTGGCTAAATCAGCATTGGATTGTTTTATGCCGGAAGAAAGTATGCGAAGCACGTTTCTATCTCCGTCTCTGATAATGGCAGCCATAGCATCCTTACGGGAGTAGAACTTTCCATTCACCAATAAGAATTTTCCGTTTACAGTGAAAAAGTGAATGTCATTCTTTGCTTCCCAACCGTTCGTATTGGATGCGAATGCTGAATTGTACAGGTAGTTATCCTCTGCCTGTATCTCGTCAAGCACTTTGGAGATTTCCGAATAAATAAGGTCTTCCAATATCTGGAACTGGGTAAGGATATTAACACCCGTTTTCAGGATAAAATCACCGGTAACTTTATTGCCGTTGGGACTGAAAGCTGTCACTTCCTTGCCTGCCATTGAATAGGAATCTATTCCGGCGTATTGATGGATACTTGGCGCATCATCACCATACACAGACAATGTTATTGCATTCTGACGCTTCTTGTCTGTTCTGTTTCCGAGTTGCACAAGGCTGTCACCTTCCTGCGGTATGTCACTACCGGCATCACAGTCTGTCTTGCTTAAATCAATATAATCCTCGCCAACACCCACACACAAACGCCAGTAATAACGGTTGGAAACATTCTCATAGACACCAGGTTTGATGTTGAAGTCTTGAAACCGTACCTGGTCGCCTTCTTTGAACGGGTTTTCAATAGCCGTTTCTCCATCATCCACCAAAAGATAGCAACGCCAAAAATCTTCATGCTCTTCCACCGTTCCGCATTTCATTCCGGCGGCGGTAAACATGTAGTTACCCCCTGCATAAGAGAGCTTCTTTATCTCCAGTTCAGAGAACATCGCTTTGATGCGGACAGACAGTTTATCTACTTCAATGTAGGATTTACCCGTCGTGCTGTCTACTTTGATGACAAACCCCTCACCGAGCGCACCGGAAGAAAAGTTCATTGATTGGATGTAGTCAGAAAATAATCCACCTAAGAACTTTATTAAATAACTGGTTTGGTCTGGCTTGGTTTTATTTAAAAACAGCTTGTCACCAAAGGCTTTAATGATTGATTCCACTTGTTGGGTAGTCAATCCGCCACCGCCTTGCCCGCCTACAATAGAATCTATCTGATTCTGTATTTTTTCTAAAGTTCCTACAGCTTTATCATTGCGGAGAGTGATACCATATGTCGGAATAAGTCCGTCTCCTTCTTTTATCGTAAGGCTGTCAATGATAATGCTCCCATTGATGTTTAGGTCTTCATCTTCAAATAACATCAAATCCCCTTCTTTTATGCTGTCGTGCAGTTCAGGGTGGCGAGCCATAAATATTTCATCCACCTTAGGCTCATAAGTATATCTTACATAATCGTTTTTTGCAAGATATTCTTTGGAAACTGTTAGCAATCTTTGGGAAGCGGCTTTTATGTATACATCCGGCATATCAATTCCCAGAAGCACAAATTTATCTCCGGCCTTTATTTTGAAATCCTTATATGGAAAATACAGATTTAATCCCTCATCATAGGTTCTGTTGCAGGTTAGAACCCACATATTCCCTTGCTTTATGGGTTTATCAGCATCTCCGAGTATTTCAAATTCACGCCCACCGCACATTCCGCTTTTCATGGATATGGTAGCAGTTTCCCCCGTCAGATAGTCGTTTATGTCAAACCCAATATCTTTAAGATATATCTTGAATGGCGGGATAGTTTCTCCTTCTTCGAAATATCCATCATCTGTAATTGCTGTATTATCTTTATTTACGGAATCGGCGGCAATTTCATCCAACGCCCCGGTGGCATTTACGCTTATTCCTGCATCTATTAATTGTTGCGCAGTCATTCCTTCCATTGAAGGGTATATTTCCGGTAGGGAACTGTCGCTTCCATCAAAGAATACCGAGCCTTCCCGTACTCCGATAGCATCTATGTTTTTGCTATCAAGGTATGGGTCGAGCGTCTTTCCGGGAAAATCAGGAAGCATTAAGTTTTTAACGGCCATATTATTGGGAACCAGTGCGCCGGAAGGTCTTTTGTATTTTCTTGGGACGTTATCGGTTTCAATGCCGTTTTCTATCCGTATTTTAGCACCGATACGAACATTATTCTTGTCGGATTCTCTGTTCATCAAGACGTAGCACTTCCCAAGGTAACTACCTCTTCTCATTTTATAGGAATGTCCGTTGATTGTTACATCGTATAATGTTGTATCAGACAGAAATTTCATGTAAAAGGGGAGTGTCACGACAGCGCCGTCTATTACATGGGTGTTTGGGTCGTATCCATAAGATACATCCTCAATGGGTGCTTCTATGATAGGGCTGCCATACGTAGTGTAATAGTTATAAGGCAAGTTTCTCGTACTACCGTATGCTCTTAGCCGAGTAATAATCTTCTGCGATGAATCCGCAGTCTTTTGTATGGAATACAATCCTTTGCCTTTTCCATATCCGAACATACTACCTACGGCAATTCCGGCTGTACCTATGGTTATTGTTCGCCCTCTTATGATAAAGTTTGCATTAAACTCGCTGTTTACCAATGCGAGTGCATCCCATACATTTATATTACTTATTGATATGGACTTGTTAGTGTCGTTCACATATTCAGGATGTACCGCAACCGTCCATTTTTGTTCTCCTTTATAGATGCGGTCAAGGTTTACTTGTATCCTTTCTGCAAGGGCGTTAATATTTTCGGCGTAGAAACTGAATGTAGGTAGTGAGGAGTAGTGGATTAAGTTATCCTCTTTTACATAGTCCAGAAATTCACATCTCGTAAGCTCGTCTGCGAGCGAGTTGAAAACCACGTTCTCATACTTGAAAGCCTCTCCGTATGTATTCTTGGCGGCTTGCTTCAGTTCGGTAGGGTCGTAGTTTATTTCAAACCTTTCTTCACGATATGTCAGATAGTCTCCGACTTCAAAATCAATGGGGGTGGGGGACGTAACGGTAATGTTAACGGAACAAGCTCCCATGAACTCTCCGTTATATTCCAGCTTCTCGGCGATACATCGCTGAGTTTGCCCATCCTTGCTATATATTATAAACCGTCCCATTATACAGAAAGAATAATTTGTGTTTTGGGGTCGGTTACCCGAAATGTAATATTAAAAGTTACAACATCTCCCTCATCCGTATTACGAACGAAAAGGTCATGCTTTATGGATTTGAAATAAATTCCTTGCCTGCCTATTTTAGTATAAGTGTCATAAACCTTCAGTTCAGTTCCGTAACCATCTTTCCCAATCAGATAGTCCAGGAAGGCGATAATCTTTTCATTGGCCGTCCCCATATCCCCTTTATAGGCAAACTCTACGTCCATATCATAGGCTTGCATACAGAGTTCTTCGGGGAAAAAAGTGTCTTCCCCGTCTTGGTCTATCCAGTCTCTTTTAGGCAAATCCTTAATCTCTCCATATACAGTAAAAGGGAAATCCTTGCACACAATTCTCCATTGGGACTGCGTATCAATAACAGGACTTCCCAGTTTACTTTTTTGAAAATAGATACTGTAAGGTTTTGCCATGTGTTATTTTGAGTTTGTGTCGTAAAAAACAAAAAGAGCCAATCAACGGTATATCCGTTAATCAGCTCTTTGGCTTGTATTATCAATACTGCAAATATATGGTGTATTTTCTAAATAATCAAATAAAATATTAGAAAATTACCGTGATTTGCACGAAATGTCTGTATCTAAATAACACTCTTCTGCTTTTTGATAAGATGTCTGTTTAGCGCTTTCAAGTCAAAAGGTTTTTGTGTAATGATAGAGTTGGTTTTAATGATTGTCATACTCTCTCTTCCTACTAATTTCATTATTTCTATTTTTTCATACTGTATGTCTCTGATTATTTTTGAAAGTCTATTCCTTATGGTGTTTATATCCATAGCTCTACTTTTTTAAGGTAAGACATAGGGAAATGTCGCCTGATGTGGCGGTTAACGACAACACTATGCCTATTTAATCTTGTTCCAGTGCAACCGCCACGGAGCAATGGTAAGACAACGTTGTTTACAAAACAAACTTACGCATTTTTAGCTGTTGTTCAAAACATAGCCTTGCTATTATTTCATTTTTCTATTGATTGATAGAGCTATTCAGAAACTTATTTACGAAGTAGACCTGCCCTTTTCCCGTAAGTTTTGTCGTAATTGTAGTATGTAATACTCCGCCGCTACCTGAGCGTACGCCTTTCTTTATCTCGAATAATCCCTGTTCTACATATTGTTGATTCGGAATGTTGTATCGCTCTCCATGCTTACCTAAATACCCGTTTTCACGCATCCATGCAAATAACCTCTTTTCTCCGATAGGGTATCCATTCTGTGTGATAATCTTTGCTAATTCTCCGATTAAGCAAGAACTATTCGCTGATTGTACGGCATTGGTAAAAGCTATGGCGGGAGTGGCTTCGGCAACTTTCTGTTCTGCTTCAATTCTCTTTTGGCGTTCCTCTTTCAAATTTTGTAATGCTTGTATAGCGAAATCCGGATTAGCAAGTAGTTTCTCTATGGTAATATCTGTAGCATAGATTCCATGCTTACGTATTGAAGGGATAACTTCATCACATATCCAACTTTGAAATATATCTGCGTCAGGCTTTCTGGACTGGAAAATACATCTGTATAAATTTCCTTCATTAATAAAGGTTGCTTTTGTATTTCCTAACTCATTGATAATCACGCCCTCATTTTTACATAGGGCTTGTAAATCAATAACTTGCAATCCTTTTGCATTTAATCGATTTTTCACTTGGCTGGGATTGCTTAAGTCTAATGCCTTACAAACATCTGCAAGGCAGAATAACGGTTCTTCACTTGTTCCTGCAACTCTAATCTCGCCAAAAGATTCATTCTTGAAAATCTGAATATTATTTTTCATAATGTTACTTCTTTATATTAAATGAAAAGGGGAGCACCAGCCTAACCGTATAAAGTGGAAGTTTACGAGTTAGACCGATGTCCCCAAATATCTTTATCTATGCAGAACTTCCACAAACTGCAACTGTGATAGCTATCTTGTGGGAGCAAAGTTATTAAGCATTTGAATATCAGTCAAATGTTAATAATATCACTTTCTATCCTATTTTGGGATGGATGAAATAGAATGAAATAACGTGAAATAGAATGAAAATCAATTCTAATAAAAAAACTTATTATTTCGCTGTAATTTAGATTCTATCCAAACAACAAACTAATAATTGTTTATTGCCGTTAATTTCATGGGCTTTGTGCCGTAATGTGTTAACCAATGATAATAACTGTGATACCCATAACTTTGTGTTATAATGTAACGATTTGAAATATAGTTTATTCCTGCTTAGGTGTTAGTCCCATACTTGCCATGTCAAACAAACGTCGTAAGCAATTTGCCGATAGCAAAACCTTCTTTCCTGATAAGATGTAGTCTTTTTGATGGATAAACCACTTCTCAATAAAGTTTTTACCCTCTTTTTCGTCGGCAAAAAATAATTGGCTTATTTCATTCAGACTGCACGGATATTCTGCTCCGGCGTTATGCTTGTTTACGATATTACGTACATATTCCTTTATTTTAGGGATAGGGGTGGAGTAGGTAATCTTATTTGTTTTCATATTCTTTCCTTTAAATTATAATTTATCTATAGCCAACCCGCCAGCCGTATTACTGGCGGGACATCGTAACATGAACGTTGGTCGAAACCTCAACATGCATCTATGCTAACATGTGGCAATATATTCTTGTTAAGTCTTCTAAGGTCAAAATTCGGTTTAGAAGCATTTGGGTTGCATTTTTTGACAGACATAGGAGATAGCATCCTCATTATTTCCAACTTCTCCTTCTGTATATCGAGTATAACTTCGTCCAGTCGCTTTCTTAATTCTTGCATATTCATTTTGGGTATAGTTGTGGCTGTCGGGCATTAGAACCGACTGCCGGATGATTAAAATAGCGTGATTAGTATTTCTTCATGCAGCTAACGAATAAGGCTATGATAGATATAAGTACACCTGCAATGGCAAATATCAAATTCCAATTGATAGGATTGTGTAAGTTGGGGTTAACGGCAAGATAGTGCTTACCCTCTTCGGTGAGTTTGACATTCCATACATGACCGCCAACTACATAATTAGCCTTCACCAATCCTTTTCTTTCAATGGAACGGATGGAAGCAGTAAATACATGCTGTGGATATGTTGCCGGGCATTTCCCGCCAAACTCCGCAACAATCCGGAATGCTTGTTTCTCTTCCTTTGTTAATTTAATCCGTTCCATAACCTACTCGTTTTCTGCAAATTTACTAAATAATACGCAAAAACATGTTATGCAGCAGGGTCAATTTCACCCTTAATCTGCTTGATGGCTCTCCTCGCATTCCACTCGTTTTCGTACAAGGCGATAATGAAGCGTCTGCCCCTTTCAGTCCATACCGTATATACATTTGTTCCTATCGAACCGTCCGAACGAGTGTATGTCTGGGTGCGGGTGGAGTGTAATCCCCAAGTAGAGTAGGGGGAATGTAGCAGCCATTGCCCGGATTGGCGATAGATAATTCCTGCTTCCTTTAGTTTCTTGTGCAGTTTCTCTGCGTCCATTCCTATCTGCTTGGCGATTTGTGTGCTCGTCAGAGTATTTACGCTTTGCAGGTGATTGTTGTAGTAGGTGACTTTGGGAGCTGCTTCCTTGATTTCCTTGTCTTGCAGTTCGATGGTGGCTTGCTGTTGTTCCGTTTCAGCTTCAAGCTGCTTTAAACGCTCCTCTCTTTTTGCAAGCGTGGCTTGTGCGATGGTTAACGCACGTGCCATGATTTCTTCGGGAGTGTCGTTTGGGGTGGTGGAGATGTAGCCGCCAGTGGTTCGTACTTCATGAAGGATTTGTTTAACTCCTTTCTTGAATTGTTTGGCGATTGGCTTGCGGGATTGGAATAAGACTTCATACAAACCGTCTTCTGTTAATAGCCAAACTTCTTGATTTCCACCAGGGGTCGTAATAATGTTACGAACCTTTTCATCTCTATCTACAAGGTTGGTTAGCTTACTTGAATTACTTGCAGAGTATTCTATTATATCTGCAATTTCTTTGGTTAAGAACAATGGATTTTCTGCCGTTCCATATACGGTGAATTGGTGTCCGAGCAATTCGGTTTGTTTTAGGACTTGAGTTGGTTTTGTTAGCATAACAAATATAAAAAGCACCTACTACGAGCTGCTAACAAAACCATAGGATTTTAGTCGGAGGCGTTTCCGCTGCTCCACTCGGTAGGTGCAATATCTTTAAAATATGATATTACTATAATATGTCTTGGCAAAAAATAACTCCTAATGGAAGCCCATAGGAGTTTGCCGCTCCTATAGTTTTGTTAGCACTGCAAAGATACTGATAATCTTTAAAAGCACAAACTTCTTATAGGAAAATTAGATGTTTATGTATACTTTCTAATTTTTGCTACTAATATATAGAAAATATACTTATTTTCATAGTTTAATATATTATAAATAACTAAATATGTTATATAACATGATATATATAATGACAACAAGTGTTAATAAAAGAGTATCTTTGCTCCAAAATTTAATACGTATTAATAATAATTGGTATGAAAAAACTGATATTATTTTTGTTTCTTTTTGGCTGTGTAGCATATTGTTCCAAATCTTGTGGAGAAGATGATGATAGCAGTATGTATGATGAGGAATATTGGAGTTCCGTTGCACGAGAAAAGCAGATGAGAAAAGCTGGGTTTAAAGAATTTGCAGATAGAGAGAAAAGAGAACGACAAGCTCGTTTACGGAATATGAAGAATAATCCACCCGCAAAGGTGGAAAAGCAAGAGGTAAATACACCTTCCAAAAAGGTAGAAACCAAACCTTTATTTGGTATAACATCTAATGAGAAGATATTTTTACTTGATAAGCCTAATGGGAATAAAATTTTGAATGAAAAAGCTACTGAATATTTTAGAGAAAAAACTTATTATCAAATAGGTGAATTGGATAACGTTATTATACTTGAAGAAAAAGATGGATGGGCAAAAGTACGACATGCCCAATATTCTTTTAATCAAGGCTGGATAAAAAAATCTCATTTAAAAAGGCGCAATAAATCTCATACAGAAAGGGTTCAGAGAGGACTTAGTGATTACAAGGGAAGCAAAGAGCAACAAGAAGACCTCAAAGCGATTGACGAATATATGAAGACACATCCTGATTTTTAGTTTGTAAAAATATAAATAATAAAATAATATTTACTATGAAGAAAATTTTATTCGCATTGTGTTTGCTGCCTCTGTTATGTAATTCATGTTCATCTTCAAATGAAGAAGATATTTTACCTCAAGAAAAGAAAGAAGTTTCGTTTCGGATAGAATACGTTTTTGAGGCTAATGGCGGTAATGCAATGACTAAGGCTAATTCAAATATTTATACAGAGTTTTATAATGATAAAATAAAAACAAAAGAATTGGTTCCAGACGATTATGATATAGTATTTCATTGCACAGATAATGGCATGGATTATAGCTTTTCTGGAAAGTGGAGCCAAAATGATATGATAACTCTTTTAGAAGGAAATTATACAGTAAATGGAAGCACGTGGGCTACTGGAAAATATATCCAAGAAAAAGCATCTCTAAAATTTACTCAAAATGTGCAGGTGTCAAAAGATATGGAGAGTTTAATTCTAAAGGCTGACTATGATTGCTTTCTTTTGTTTTTTAACAAATCAAATATATCTTCTTTAAAAATAAATACTCCTTCTATCTCGGATGGTGTAAATGTTTTTTCTTACAAAGACAATTATTACTGTTTTGTAAATCAGCCCTTTTCCTCTTATGATGTAAATTTGAAATTTGAAGGCGAACGTGATAACGGAAGCTCTTTCAGTATAAATGTTACAAATGCCAAGTTTGAAAAGAGTAAGTATTATTTTTTTAATGACATAAATAGTTCATTTGAAATTCCGCCAATGCAAGAAGGAAATTAGAAATATTACAGTTTGTATTTGACTGGAAAGGAAAATTTCTTTTGCAACTGCATGTTTATTGAAGCAATTACATCCCCGTTCCTCATGGTTCGGGGGTTTTATGTTTTATAGGAAATAAAAGCACTGTAATAAAATTAAATTAATATAATGTTGATTAAAATTAAATCTCTAACTTTGCCGCACAATTTTTAACTAAATACATGCTTTATGAGTAATAAAATATTTTTTCTATTTTCTCTATTTTGTGTTCTTATATCTTCCTGTGAGAACGAAGATGATATGGTAACATCTATACTTTTAGACAAGTCGGATATGACTTTGAAACCTGGAGAAACTTATCAATTTATGGTAAAAGGTTCTCCTTCTAAAGCAAAGTTGCCTAAAATTAATTGGGGGATATATCCTGTAAATGCAAACAATCATTTGGCAAAAATAGATTCACACGGGAAACTAACAGCCTTGAAGCCTGGGAACTTTACAGTAAATGCCTGGATTGGAGATGATGATATAACGGATTTGTTATATATTGATAATGCAGTAATAAAGGCCGTGTGTAATGTGACAGTTGAGCCTATAGAAGCTACTGGCATATCTATAGACAAGAAAGAGATTGTATTCAATGGGGAGCAATGTTTGACTTTAAATGCCACTGTTGAACCTCAAAATGCTACAAACCAACAGGTTTATTGGGAAATAGACAATTCTGGAATCGCAAATTTAGAATCTACCAAAGATAATTCTGTTATTGTAACAGCATTAAATGTAGGAGAAACTATAATTACAGCACGCGCAGGCTTTAAATCTCCCATTATCTCAACATGTAAAGTAAAAGTTAATCCAGTCGCTATACAAGATTTCTCTTTACAAGAAACTGAAAAGGCTGTAAAAGTAGGAGATGTTTTTACCATAGAATCAATAGTTACTCCTACATATGCAACGAAAGAAAACATAAAATGGGAGCTCTCTGATACAAATATTGCAAAAATTAATGAAGATAATAGCATAGCTGCTTTATCTCCGGGCAAATGTGTTGTTAAAGCTATTTTGGAAGGTGCGGGATTAGAGGCTACTTGTGAACTGACAGTAGAGCCTATTTTATTGGAATCTATAAGTTTTGATAACTATACATATAAAATTGAAGTTGGAGGACGAAAACAACTAAATGTTATGTTTACACCCGAAAACGCAACTAATAAAAATGTGATATGGGCTTCATCTGACCCGGTGATTGCTCCGATTGATGAGAATGGAATAGTTTTAGGAAATACATCAGGAAGAGTAAAAGTTACGGCAACATCAGAAGATGGCGGGCATGTGGCAAGCTGCACTGTTTATATTGTATCATTAGGAGATATGATGAATGTTTATTTTCCTACGGCTTCTTTGATTATTAATTCAGGATATTACACAGGTACTATGTCTTGTGCAATAAAGAACAATAGTTCGCAAACCGTAAAACTCACAAGGTTTTATGTGTACTCAAACGAGACAAATAGCACGCCTATAAATATGACGGATTTGGGGGATTTGAAATCTGGAGAAACAATAACTTTACAATTTAATTTATCACATGTTTATGAGCCTGCTTTTATTTGGGTATTTGAGTGCAATGGTAGCAAATATAATACTTGGAATAAATTTAAGGAGTAGCATTTATTGTACCCTCAATTATTCAAGTCAAGCGGAGTTTCTCCGCTTTTCTTGTTTTGTGGCATATCGTTTGTTAGGCCGATTATGGTAATATTGCCACAATATTATAAATATGAGAAAGTATGGGAAAAAGCCAAAAGACAAAGACCGTGGAACTTAACAGAAGTTCTAAAACTGGACGGTTCGTTACAGAAAACTATGCCAAAAGACATCCAAACACTACGCAGACCGAACATCGTCAGAGAAAGAAATAGGTAGCATCGCTAAAATCTTTTTCGTAAGAAACTCAATTAAGTAGGAATAAGCTTCGTCATTATCACTGGTTAAGTTTATTCCTGCTTTTTCCAATGTAAAGTTGGCGATGTGAAATATCTCGTGCGCCAATATTGACAGTCCTTTTATATCTTTCGGTAAATTTGGCATATACAAAATCATTTGTCCGCCAGGCAATAAAAAACTTTTTCCCTTTTCTTCTCCGCTAATCATGGAACCGATTTCGGAAGACTTCTCGCACCCAAATATCTTTGATAGTTTTGCCTTTAAATGCTTTTTTTCTCCGAAGTGAACCATTACATCCCGGTCATAAATGTCTATGCTTATTATCTTATTCATAATGAATATGCTGTTTGTGCTTTCTATATTATAATGCAAATATAACTAAAAATAATCAAGATGCTGTTCTTAAACATACGAATTATCATTAGGAGTATATATTGTATTTAGATTTTCGTTATTTTTGTTATAAAATAAAGCGGCTATATGGATAGTAACAACTTAGAAAACAGAATTGAATTTAGTAAGACACTCGCCTTTAAAGTAGATGATGATATGGAGGAAAATGATACTACTTTAATTGATTGGAAGACAGAAGCCATAATAACGGGGTATACTTGGGCGTATTGTATAAACAAGCCATTAGGGAAAACAAAAAAAGATAGCCCGTTGAAACCTACCAAGTGAGCTATGCAAACACGTAACCTTCAGTATTAATAATTAACCTTATTCATTCTTGAATCGTATTTGTTAAAAAACGATTTATCGGATATTTATTTGTTTATTTGTTTGTTCTTTCATTCGTTCTTTCTATATTTGTACGTTAATATAACACAAATGGGCAATTGGAGCGAAAGGCAAGAAGTAAAGAAAGAGGTCAAGGAAAAGGATAAGGTAAGGCGTGAAAAACTTGCAGGGTATTTCTTCGACCTATCCAAACTCTCTTTTGCTGGGCTTGTTATAGGAATAACATTACCTTTGTTCTCTGACACCCAAAACGCAACAATGTGGCTCGTTGCTATGTTTGGAATAGTATTAACCGTATTGTCGGCATTGCTGGCAAACAAAATATTAAAATAGTATGGAAGTATTAATATTCGTTTTCGCAGTAGGAGTGGCAATAGTAGGTGGTATTTACCTATGGACATTCACCAAGTCCGGCAAGAAATGGCTTGCAAGTTTGTAAGCAGAAGGATAAAAAGGGAACAGATAAATTCAATATCAAAACAATATAGGGATTGTAATGGAAAGCAAGAAAGCAAAGTGTTCTTCAAAGCATCCACATCGTATAAAGCCTAAAGGTGACAGACTGGGATGGACTTTGAAAAACGAAGTCAAGCACCCATCCTTGCGTGAAATTATCGGAGAAGGAAGAATTGTTAGTGACTCTTGCTGCTTTATTTCAGCCTCTACGAAAAGAATTATACAATAAAGCCAGACATTAAGCCTGGCTTTTTCTTTGCATGACATCCCCATCGGTTTCCACAACACAATCTTCTCCATGAATATAGACATATACCGATGCTATATCCTTTTGGATAACATTTACTTTTGCCCGGTCGTACACATTAATGAATACCTTGCAATACTGAGAACAGTCGATGGTAACTTCACTGTCATGGCGCACATAAACATCACATACGGAAAAGCCGTCGAATAGGAGAGTGCCTTTGCAGTTCCCGTTCAAAACAGCTATTTGTGGTATATTACGTTTCTGTACATCTTCATCCACGAAGATACCGTTTTTGTGAAGAATATCTTTGTCGAAGTTTTCCTTTATGAAAGTGTTGGTGGGATAATTGTGTTTAATAGCAAAATCAATCCCATGCAGCCACTTGTCAATCAATCCTTGTTGGTCGGGAGTTCCCCATGATTGTTGCCACGGCTGGCATAAACCAAGTGTGATTGCTTGGTTTAGTAATGTTCTGCTTAAATCCTTTTCGTTCATAATATCTTATATTTTAATTTTTCTACTACCTCTGTCTATTACAAGGTTTAGCATATCTCTAACTTCTTGCACTAAAGCAACGTTAGTTTCGGTGTTTTGGGCACTTCTTAACGTATTATTGGCTATCGCTCTTAATTGCGTAAGCTGTTGTTCTGCAATAACATTATATTTCGGTAATATCTCATTTCCCCATTTTTCAAGCAGAGCACGTTTTATACTTACATCGGCACGGATACTGTTTAAGTAGGAAGCCAAAATATTAGCGGTATCTTCTGTAATGTTTTCTTGTATCCCTTTGGAGAGAGTGTTTGAAGCGCTTGTCTCTTCAAGGCTTATGCCCATTTTTTTTGCAGCAGCATTTAGATAATCCCATATCTTTTTTGAATCAGAGATTGTACCTCTAAGGCTCACAAGTTGTTGCATTAGCCCGGCCGCCTCTTGTTCGGTTAGATTAGTTCCCTCCGCAGAACTATCCGTAAATATACCTTTATATCCAAATAAATAGTCTTTCAGTTTGTTCATGGCAGGTTGGATAACATTCAGGGAAATCATACTCTTTATGACATTGCGCATAATATCAGCCACCGTATCATCAAAAGCCTTTGCCGCATCTTCTCCGTTGGCAAATGCATTAACTAACGCTTCTGATATTTGGTCTGCCCAACCTTTTATGTCTATACCAAACTGCTCACTTGCCAAATCTTCATAGAAGTATTTGATTTGTTCGCCCAACTCGATATACTGCTGTCGGTAGTCCTCTATTTTAGAACTGTCAGGGTCTTTTTTATCTGCCTCTGCCTGCGCCTGTTTTATAACCTCTTCTCTCTGTTTTTGAAGATTGGCAATCATTTCTTTGGATTGACTTTGAGTAACAGCACCCAATTGCCGTTCAACGATAGATTGAAGATTTTTGTAATCATTAGAAAGCTTCTTCACTTCCAATTGGGAACGCTGAATTGCTTTGTCAAGCTTCTTGTCATGGGCTTTGGCTATACTTCCTATAATTCCGGTAATACCACTGACTACACCTGTAGCCCCCTGCATGATAGCCATCGGGTTGCCGGAAGATATACCAGCGAAAAGGGTAGCACCGCTTTGGGCGGTATTCAATAATCCACCCGCAACTTCTTGCACAGTACTTAGAGTGTCTCCCATGCTGTCATTCCCTAAGGCATCAAATGCTGACCCTAAATCCCCCAAAGTGCCGATAAGAAGGTTAGCCATGTCGACAACATCTCCAAAGCCTACTTGAACTTTGTCGGAAGCTGCATTTTGTTCGTCTTGTGCATCAGTAACTTCCCTTTCCGCATCAGCTAATGTTTTTAATTTATCGACGACTTTAGTCTGGTAAGATAAACCGCTATCCGTTTTCTTGGTTTCGGTATGACTTGTTTCTGAAATACCGGTAGTAACTTCACCGCCATTTTGAATAAACCCAAGTTCTTTTTGAGCCTTTTTCAGCTTTTTGGTGGCTTCTGCATACTCTTTTATGCCGTCTGACAATGTTTTGAAAGGGTTTCTGCTTTCGCTTTCATCGCGTAGCTTTTTTAAAACATTGACAAGCTCCTTGAACTCGTCAACTTTTAAGCTTTGTCCGGTCGTATTTTTAAACTCTTCCAGGTTCTTGATTAGCCTATCAAGAGTTGCAGAAGATAGTCTATCAAGGTCATCAAAGGTCTTAGCCCAGTCTTCCGAACTTTTGAATTGTTCAAATTTGGTTGATGCAGCATCTTCGCTCGCCTTCTTTTTCCTTTGCGCTATAAGTCTATTTGTGGCTTCTTCTCCTAATTGCCCTCTTTGGCTTTCAATATCTGCCAAGTCCTTTTGAAGATTGCGTTCAATATCCTTTATTTTTTGGGCATAATCTTTATAATCCTCTATCATGCCTAAAAGATTTTCAAGGCTTTCTGAACGCATCTTCTTACTTTCCTCGTTGATTGATTGGTATAGCTTCAGAATAGCCCCTTCCCCAAATCGCTTCTTTACATCATCCTCTTTCATGGCAAGCACATCTGTAACAGAGAATTTACTGCCTGTTTCAGCAAGTGCTTTAGAAAGCTGGCTTCGCAAATCATCAACCATGCTTTTAAATGACACTTCTCCACCAAAGGCTATGTTCATGGAAAGAGATTTGTTTCCTGAAGCATTAAACAGCTTTTTGTATAAATCCCACTTTTCTCCGGTTTGGGAAATATACTTTTCTATCTCCTTTAAGGCATTATCAACTTCTTTTTTTGCGCTATCAATTCCCGCCTTGTCAATCTTGACACCAAGAGAAATGTATAAATCTTCCTGTTTTTCTTTACTGCGGTCTAACTGTCCTTGAATGTATTTGTAAGCTTTGCTTGGGTTGTTCAAGTCTAAATTAACACCCTTCTCATCAAAAACAGATGAAAACTCGGATATGCCTTTTACTCTTTGGGTAGCCGCTTCATCTCCTTCTATTTTTCTCCATTTATCATAACTGGAGATAGCTTTATCTATAAGGTCAGCACGGTCTTTCCATTGTTCTGCAATAGGGTCTTTTTCGCTTCCGGATGATTTTTCCAATCCTCCTAAAGCCTTATAAATTTTCCTTGTAGCTTCAAGTTCCTTATTGTAGGATGCCAGTTGCTTTTCTGAATATTTATTCCCAGATGCAAATGCCTTTGTTTTTTTCTCCAAGTCACTGATATTACTGGAAAGCATATCCATATATTCTTCATAAGAAGTTCCTTCTTTGGGCTTTAAGGCATCCATATCTCCTGCGAGCTTATTTGCCTCTTTTTCCCAATCTGCCAAAGGCTTGCTTATATCTATTTTATTCATGGAATGATAAGATTGTCTGGCTGTGTCTATAATGTTAGCCAAGTCCAGACTTTGCTTTTCCAGTTCCAGTAGTCTGTTTCTTGCTTTGGTGATGTCTTCCGGTTTGTGTTTAGCGAAGGATAATTCTCTTCCGTTTTCATCAAATCTTCTATATCCTCCTTCTCTGATAATACTGGCAAGCCTTTCCCTTTCGGAATCAATACTCTGCTTTTGTATTTGAGCATTTGCCATAGTTCCAATAAACTGCTTCTTGTATAAATCTTTCTGTTCTTGCGATAACTTTCGCATCTTCTCAACAGAAAGAGATATTGCTACTCCATATTTATCTGTTTGAGTAACTGCATCTTTGAATGTATTGGCAAGATTTTTGGTAATTCGCCCTAATTCTCGACTTTCTTCTGCACTTTTATTAGCTTTTTGGCTGAGGGCTTCGTATCGGTCAATAAGGCTGTCAACTGCTTTATTACCTTGCATCTTGTCGTTTGTGTCAGCAATGGTCTTGTTTAAATCTGTAATAACCTCTGTTGTTGTTTTTGTTTCTTCTCTGAACGCATAAAATAGTGCTATAATTCCGGATAAAGCTCCTAATAATAAACCTAACGGGTTAGTCTTTGTCACTAATCCAAGTAGCGCAATAGCGTCTTTTAGACTTCTAACACTTGCAGTTAATGATATGAAGGTTTTTATTAGTTTAAGGTTTACTGAAGATGCTAATAGAGCCACTGTTTTATAAATACCAAATGAGGTAATTATTGGAATGATTACTTTAGCAAAGTCTTCCCAATGTTTCATTAACTTTGTAAGCATATCCAAACTATCAGAAAGCACGCCACTATTGCCTTCCGCAATGTCAGCCATCATTACATCCCATGCGTCCTGTAAGTTACTCCATTTGCCTGCAAGGCTTTCCGCAAGGGCTTCCTGCATGTTGTAGAATTTTCCACCTTCATCGGTCAGCTCCCAAAGAACATCTTTTACCATTCCGAAACTAACTTCTTTCCGGCTGATTTTGTCAAATACGTCTCCGGCAGAAGTTACCACTCCCGTAAGTTTAGTGAACCGTTTCGCCAATTCATCCACCAAAGGAATACCCGCTTCTGTAAACTGCCTCAATTCCTGCCCACGGAGAAATGCCGCACTACGCACTTGTCCGTACGCCAATATGATACGCCCCATATCGACACCAACACCTGCGGAAATATCGGCAAGTCTCTTGGTTGTATCATAAAGTTCTTCATACGGAATACTATATGCAGAAAGCTGTTTGGTATATGACGCCAATTCCTTGAACTGAAACGGAGAAACTACCGCCAAATCCTTGATACGGTTGAATATGGTTTCAGCCTTCATACTATCTCCGATAATGGAAGTAAGTGCAATGCGCTGCTTCTGGAACTCTCCGCCAATAGTATATAATCCCCTGACAAAACGCTCTATGCTATAAATGGAATACACATTGGCGATTTGGTTTTTCAATTCCCCAGCTATCCGTGATTGAGCAGACATGGTACTGTTCGTCCTCTTCATTGCTGCATTGTGTGTATCGGAAGCCTTTGCAGCCTGCATTCGGGCAATTCTAAGCTGTTCAAGGGCTTTTTGAGAGCTGGCGTAAGCATCTGCACGTTTCATTTGGGTATTTGCATAAGCATCCGCACGGATTGTTGAAGACGCTGCCTGGGCAGCTCTTAGTAATGCTTCGGATTGTTCACGCCCCCTTTTAAGACTTGCATTCAGCTGCTCACGTTCCTTTTTGATACTGGCATCTAATTGTTCTCGTTCCTTCCTAATGTCCTGAAGAACCCTCTTGTATGTCGCATCAGCATCCATACGTACTGTTGTTGCAAATCCTTTAATTCCCCTTAATTCATCAGAAGTCATCCCTTTCCCCTTGAATGATTCCATGAAACTCTTAATACTTTCATTATCTACGCCAAGCTTTACCTTGTAGGTCTTGTTTTTCAACAAGGCTTCCACCTTGTCTTCAATCTCCTTTATATCTACTTTTAATCCAACCTTTGCACTGGTTGTGGCGTGCATATTCACAAGTTTTTTCTTGATAGCTTCGTACTCTTGTTCTGTATAATCTTTCAGGTGAACGCCAAAATTCAAATTTCCGAGGTCTGCCATGTCAATTATTGTTTTGTGTCTTTTTTGATAGCGTTAACGCCGTTTATCATAAAATCATTGAGGGAAACTCTTTGTCCTTTCATTTCCTGCTCTTTTCTCTTTGCTTCCCACTTCCTTTTTAATTCTTCCATTTCTTTGGCCGTATGCGTTTTCTGTTCTGCGTCTACTTTGTCGTATACCACAATCGGGGCGTCACACATCAGAAGTTCATATTGGGCGCATGTCAATACCCAATCCATATACCAATTAGGGATATTAATCATTCCCCAAAGAAGAATTAACGGACGTGTCAGTTCCGGGTGTTTTTCTCCGTTTGCGAATGCTGCTCCTGCCGAAGTTCTTGAAGGATACGTTCTGCTTCCTTTCTCGTCATCGTCATTATCGTGTCTCTCATTCCGGTCAAGAACATGGTAGCATTCAAGTATTCCAGTTTCTGCAATTCCACTTTTTTTTTACCAATGACAACGACATCGGTTAGCTCTGTGTCTGTGTACTTTTTCCACAGCATACGCCAATATATCCAATGGAAAAGTCTTATCTTCCACCAATTATTCAGAATAATGAGAGAGGCGCATTTGGCAGTGACTTCATCCTCGCTTTTACAGGAATGCAAGACATGGGTGAGCTTTCGTATTGTTCCACGGTGCAGCCATTTTATACCGATTTCTTTTCCACGCAGTTTTACATAATCCACGCTGTTTTCAAGCACATCGTCAAGTGCCTTTTGTTCTGATGTGGTAGGCTGATTTATTGTTTTATCGTTCATGTCGTTTTTATGAGAAGTTGAAAAAGAAAAGGCGGCGGCAATAATGCGCACCGCCATGTTGCCTAAATAGTAGAACCTTCCTGTGTGACTTCTACTTGCCCAAATTCTGTGGGAGTAGATATGTTTACAGTAGCCGTTCTTTTGGACGCTCCGCTATTTTCAGTAACCTTGACCGTTACCACTTTCCCGCTGACAGATGTTTTGCACCAAGTTTCTGTTGATGAAGCGGAAACGGTGCTTTCTTTTGTTGTAGCAGTAATGGTCTTCCCTGTGTTATCTGCCGTATTAGAGAACGACAGGGAAGTAGGAGCTACGGTCAGGCTGCTTTTTTTGTCAAGAAAGCGATATTGTCGTCCGAAGATGCGTCTGATACAGCCCCATCCTCAATTTCAATGGTTCCGCTCAATGCAAAACCGAATGGGGTAGTGGAAGCATTTTCAAACAAAGGACGCGCGTAAATAGCCATTTTCTTAACAAGCAGACATTTTTCGGCATCATCACTCAGTAAGGCAAAACCGACATTCAGCTTTTTATTGCTAAGTGTAGCGGAAAAACCGGAATAAGCAACTCCGTTCACCGTGGCATTTGAAATATCATTGGCTTCTCCGAGGAAATACTCTACCAGTTCCTTGCTCATACTCGGAACAGTGGCAGCAAATGTAATATCACCCGCAGTACTTGTCACCGCCCAGTCTGCCTGCAAACCGTGTACTTTTGTACGGTTAAGCGTCGGCTCTGCTTGGGATAAGGTAAGCGTGTCTACAGTAACGGGCAAATCAAAATCCGGTTCTACAGATGCAAAGTCTGTAATGCCCCCTTTTACCAGCATAATGGATGAAAGTCCGCTGAATACGTCTTTCAACTCTTGTTTTGTTTTCATTGCCATAATCAATAGTTTTAATCGTTTTTATTTTATATTTATTTTATCACAAGGTCAGCTCTTATCAATGTTGCGCTGAAACCTAAGCCGTCACTACCTTTCAAGGTCAATTTAGGATTGAAAGCTGTAATAGCTTTGTCGCTTATTGGAAACAGGGAAAGAACTTTCCCTACAAGACTATCCATTTTCCCCAGGTCTTCCGATCCGCCTTTTTTCTGTCTTACATATATTTCAATGGTACAGTATGTACGAATATTGCCAAATCCGCTACCATAGGTCGTTGCAGATAATAATCCGGGTAATGATACTACGATGAAATCATTCATTTGCTTGGCTACGGCTGCGGGGCGGTCGTTGGTAAAAATGCTATCGCTAACTGTATTCGTCGCATCAAATAGTGATTTCAACGCATCCTTGTATTTAAAATCCTGTTCGTATCCCATATCACTTCATCGGCTTAAAGGTCATTTTAGCGATACTTTCCGCATAATCAAATGTGTCCGATAATACATTTAATCCCTTTTTTGATTCCAGATAGTTGGAATATTCTGTACCAGTACACATTACTAATCCTACGCCATCGCTCGGAGCTTTGTATGCTTTGAGAAAATCAACAGAGGTGGTTAACCCATATTTCCCATCAGTATCAATTAAATTGTACTTTTTAATGGGGATGAATTTCCCGCTTTCATAACTTTGAACCATTATCACGCCAACACCATCACCTCTGCTAAGTTTGGGACGAGTGGGATTTTTCAGTCCTTGTGTTACTACAGCAGTAATTATACGAGATAAACCACCTTTATAGTAGATTCCAACAGCCAATGAAGTTAAAGTGTTTCCGGTTACATTATGGTACTGGGCTGATATTACTCCATCCCTAAGAAGCCTTATTCCGATTTCTGTTATCCTATCTAATAGGTAGGTGTCAATAACAGAGTTTATCTTTTTCTTTGCCTCTTCCAAGACCTTAACATTATCATCCATAACCTTAATTTTTAGCCATATTGAAATACAATGTAGTCCCCATTTCAGTTGCGTAACAATCCGTAACAGTACATGCTTCAAAAGAGCTACCGTAATCGGTTACGTCCACAAGGTCTCCCGCAAGAATACCTTTCACAAGACCGGGAATGTCTATCGCATAATCACTTTTTATCACATTGCTTTTTGTGAATGTCCTTAAGCTGGAACTTCCGTACTTGTTACATTCTCCTTCATACAGCACTGTTTCGCTTCCCTCATCAAAAGATGTTTCTCCGGAAATACGATATACCTTGCATGTATGCGGAAAACGTGGATTGTTTATTTTCATAGCGGGTATCTCTTGTTCATGTTCATGCCTAAATTGATAATCCTGATAGATGATTTCCGGACATTCTCTCCATACAATGCGTATATGTCATTAGCCATCTGCCGAAGGTTGCGCTTGTCATAAGCGGAGCTTTGTGTACCGCCTTCTTTGTGCTTCCATACGCCATTGGCATCCTCTACGCTTCCTGTTACGCTGGGAGTACTTGCACACCACATGTAAAGATCTGCCCGACACAAGTCTTTTTGACGCTTTTCTAATGTCGCAACATCTGTTCCGGGCGCAATCTCCCTGTCAATCAATATTGTATTGATAGCACTATCTGTAACTTCAAAACCAACACAACCACGAAGATAAACTTCAATGGTCGTGTTAGTGATTGTATTTTGAGAACCATTCATGGTTATTTGCCTTTAACGTTCAGATAATAGAACCAGCGTACCTTGTTCGGGACAACCAAACCGGTTACTTCCGATTTAATTACTTGTGTCATGGTTTCGTCGTTGAATACCTGTCTTATCAAAGTACGACCGCCATCATATAAGGCTGTGCGTGCTCCCGGAGTTTCCATAAAGACAGGACGGCCGCATTGTACATCTCCCAGTGATTCATTGGGAACGTAGACAAGAACACCTTCTTCAAAGCTTTGCAAGTTTTTGTATTCCATTTCTTTGGAAGTCTTGTTGAAACTTTCCACAACGGAAATAGAATCAATAACTCTGATTTTCGCACCAATATTCGCTTCAATGAATTTCTTGATTGTGTCGTTAGGCACAAGGTTGGCAAAGGATAGCTGCATGTTCTTATCAGAAATATCCGGACGGGTTGCAACGGCGTACATCTGACGGAAATACGGCAAACTTATCAAGTCTTCAAATGTTGTTTTTGAGCATTCCCAGTGTCCGGCGGGAGCAAAATCTTTTTCTTCTGAATCCCGTCTTACTTGGCGCATAACCCTGATTGGGTCTATTGTGGTTCCGACAGCGGCATCTTGCGAAACCGTATCATCTGATTTCTTGTACCATACAGAATCCTTAATGTTTTTCTTAGGGACACCAAAATCTATGGTCAGGGCTATTCCAAGAGGATTGTTTGAGGCATTGATTACGAGTTGCCCCTTCTTGGATACTACTTGATTTCTTTGATAGAGGAATGTATTGTAGTTACCGCCGAGAAGGTTATCCACTCCATTGAACAGTAGTTCCATGATAGTGGATTCTATTTCGGGAGTGGAGCCGCCGATGGCGTCCATCAACATCATCTTCTCCCTTAAAATCTTTCTGCTTAACGTAATCTCATGCTTGAAGGTTGGCAAACCGCCCATATTCAAAGACAGCCCGTCGGTTGATTTGGTAGCACCATCACTGTCAATGTCTACATAGGTAGCCAATGTGTATGGACGTATTGTCGCTTCAATCTGTTCATATGTAGGATTCAGAGGGATATTGGGATTCAGTGGGAATCCCATTTGCGAGAATGTTTGTTCTGCATTGTATTTCTCTGCGAACATGTCGTTAATCCACGATTCTAAGGGCTTATTCCCGGTATATCCCAATGCGGCAAGTCCCCTTCCTACAATATCATAAAATTCTTTATTTCTTGTATACATATTACACTCCTTTCTTATTCATTGGATTCACGCACAAACTCAATCATAGGAAGATTGGCTTCCATAGCCGGAAGTATAGTTGCCCCGACCACTCTGTCTGCATAAATTCTTCCGTTTCTCACCACGGCACAAGTAGCCAAAGTGCATCCTTCAGGAATACATACATCTTCAAAGGTTAAACCGTTGACCGTTCCGGTTATGTCCGTCCACTTACTTGCGGTAAATGCTTCCGGGGTTTCGATTGCCGTTTTATTTTTGTAAATCTTACCCGCTTGTTCCACAATATCGCCTACCGCATAGGTTTTTGTGGCCTCGTATGCAGGGCCTGCAACCACTACCACTTGCTGCCCGGCGCCCATAAATTGCACAGGAGTGCCTGCTCCGATTACAGTGCCGGCCGGATATTTGGTATGGTCAATCGTACCACCACCCTGATACAACTCCCTTACTCTCGACCATACTGGAAAATTACCGCCAATTCCCGCTTGGTATTGGCTGATGGTGTTGAAAGTTCCTAATTGTCTCATTTTTTGTCAGTTTTAAAAATGTGTTTGTTATTTTTTACCAGGGAGCTTTCCTTGCGCTCTCATGCGTTCTTTGAATGCTTCACGGCGGCTGTTGGTCTGTTCTTCGTCGAGTTGGGCAAAATTATTTAATGCCGGAGATGCTCCATCTCCGAAGATAGCCTTGTATCTTTTTTCATAATTTTGCTTGGCTGCATTTACAATGTCCTCCACCTTCATGCCTTCTGTGAAATTCACGTCTGAAATGGCAATGCTTAGGATTTCATCGTTACAGATGTTTTTCCCGCCGTTTTCAATTTGAGATTTCAATTGATTCTTTGACGCTTCTTTTAAAGCTTGGATAGATGCGGCGTTTTTCTCCGCTTCTCTATCTTCTTTCAATTGCAAAAGCTCCTTGCGCATCTCTTCTAATTGAGCGGTAAGGTCTCCCTCTTTAGTAGTTTTGCCTTCATCGGAAGGCTGCTGAGGTTTGTAGTTTTTCTTAAAACTCTCAACTTGTGTTGCGACATCATGATTGTACTGTCCTTGTAGTCCTTGCAAGAAAGATGTGGCCTTGCTATAATAAGTGTCATCAGGCTCCGTTCCTTCTTCCAATGGATTTAATTCTATGTACTTCATTAATGTCTGTGACGAAAGACTGGTTTGTCCTAATCTGGTCGTCAGTTCGGATAAGATTTGTTCTTTCTCCATCGTGTTTTAGTTTATGTTATAAAAAAAAGAGCCTATCAACGCTTTGTGCGCCAATAAGCTCTTAGGCTTGTATATGCAAAATTACTATCCTTCTATTTTTACACTAATAAAATTACGACACCTTCGGCATACAGTTCTAAATAAAACGCTTCCACGTATTATTTTTACATCTGTAAGTTTTTGTCCGCATATGGGACATATCACAAAATTTTCTTTTTCACTGGTCTGTTTTTCATCCAGCTTGGTGTCTATCTTCATCATATCACATGATTTAGTATTGCAAATATATAGTATATTTTCTAAAATACAATGCTTTATATTTATTTTTTAATGGAAAATATTAGAAAATTTATAATAAATCGTATATTTGCATTATATATAACTCATAGAGCTGTGATTCAAGCCGGAGTGTGCGGATTTATACTGCATACGCCGGCTTATTTTTTTATGGAACACGACAATATTGTATATACTAAGGGTGGGAATGGTGTGCTTACTTACGCACAGGTGGAAAAATTAAGAGAGTATGGAAATCCACTGAATATAATCGCCCAAAAAGGATGCCAGGAGAAATTCCTTTCATCCCCGGCGGATATTACTATATTTGGTGGAAATCGAGGCGGCGGAAAAAGTTGGGCTCTACTCATGGAAGTGCTTAAGGATATACAAAACCCCAATTTTGCAGCAGTCATTTTGAGAAACGAAAAAGAGGACTTGAGTAATATGGTTAATAAGTCCTATGAATTATTTTCCCAATTTGGCAAATACAACCGTTCTATTTCGGATATGACTTGGAATTTTTACACTGGTGGATTTCTAAAGTTTTCTTATTATGCGGATTCATTTGAAGATTTTGTAAAGCGCTTTCAAGGGAAAGAGTTTTCATTCATAGGTATAGATGAGATAACTCATTCCGATTATAATAAATTCAAATATCTTATAACGAACAACCGTAATGCTTACGGCATAAGAAACCGTTTTTATGGAACGTGTAACCCAGACCCGGATAGTTGGGTACGTAAGTTTATAGATTGGTGGATAGACGGCAACGGCAACCCGATACCGGAAAGAGATGGAATTGTGCGCTATTGTTTTATGGATGGAGACCGTCCTGAAGATATTTATTGGGGGGATTCCGTAGAAGAAGTTTATGTACAATGCAAGCACATTATAGACCCGTTACTAACTCCCGGATTGGTTGCAAAAGGATACGACAAATCGGCTTTTGTAAAAACTGTAACTTTTATCAAGGGAAAGTTGGAAGAAAATATCGCTCTCATATCTTCCGATCCGAACTATCTTGCTAATCTCGCCCAACAGGATGAAGAATCGCGTGCTCGTGACCTTGAAGGTAATTGGAACTTTAAGGCTGCCGGTGATGATATTCTTAAGATGGAGCACATGGAACGATTCTTTAATAATTCTTCTCAATATGGAGATGGCAAACGTAGAGTTTCATGTGATATTGCATATGAGGGCGGAGATAATCTTGTTTTGTGGTTTTGGATTGGCAATCATATAGAGGATGTATATGTTAGCCGGGACAACTCTAAACGCACGGAAGAATGCGTTGCTTACAAGCTAAGGGAATGGGGAGTTATGGAGAAGGATTTTGTTTTTGACTTGAACGGCCCCGGACAGGATTTTAAAGGGAAATTCCCCGATGCCGTAAAGTTCAATAACATGGCGGCTCCTATTCCAGCGACGAAGGCAGATGAAAAATCAATAAAATATATCTATTCATCTTTGAAATCGCAATGTGCAGATATTCTTGTTAAGAAAATAAAAGGTGGTGAAATTTCTATCAATCATGATTTGCTGTCTCGAAAGTTTTCCGGCAACGGTTATCCGGAAATGACACTTTATGATATTCTTATGAAGGAACGCAAGGCTATTAAAGATGCGGAAACAGACAAAGGATTTGCCTTGATAAAGAAAGATACCATGAAAAAATATGTTGGGCATTCTCCCGACTTTATAGAAGCTATGATTTACAGACAGATTTTTGATATAAAAAAACAGCACATTAAACCCAAAGGATTATGGAGAATATAAATACACGACAGATTATGGTACGCCGTCCATTTCGGAGAATATTGCCAAACGGATACAAACAAGCAGCGGGGGTTATATCTGGCAGCTTGTCTGTCAATGAACCTTTAGACAATCCGACATATCAGATAATAACTCAAATGGATTTTTTAAGGGAATTTGAGCCGTCTGGGCATGCTATAAATGACCCATTGGTATATCCGGACAGATTAAGACAAGACCCTGAAACAAAGGAATGGTTTAGAGAATCCGTTATCAGATGTGCTTTTGCGTTTCAGAGGATTATAACAATCAAACACTTGGTGCATCTTTGTGGAAACGATATTCAATTTGAGATGGAAGGGGATACCGAAAATGAAGAAGTAAAGGATACATTTTTTAAGTTTCGGACTGGATGGGCTGTAAAGGACATGGAGATAGCATGGTATGAAGCAGCAAAATCCGTAAAGATAACGGGAGACGCAGCATTTGTAGGTTATCTCCGAAAAGGAAATTTCTATTGGAAAGTCCTTTCTTTTGAGAAAGGAGATACGTTATATCCTCATTTCGATAATGTCACAGGAGAACTTGCATTATTCGCCCGTTCCTATTCCGATTTTGACAATGATGGAAATACAGTTACAGACTGGCTTGAAGTTTGGGATGAGAAATATCTTCGCCGTTTTAGAAAAGGGAAAGGTGCGTATAGCAAAATAAAGCAAGTGATAAAGAACTTGTTTGGATTAAGCGGATACGAGTTTGTATCTTCCCAGGAGCATGGATTTACATTTATCCCAGTGGCTTATCACAGAAATGAAGCCGGCGCTTGTTGGTCTCCTTCACAAGACAGCATAGAGCAATATGAACTTGCTTTTTCGCAGTTGTCACAAAATAACACAGCTTACGCCTTTCCTATTATGTATTTCAAAGGCGAAGGGGAGAACATTAATATAGAGGGTGGGATTGATGGCACTATAAAGTGCATATCAATGGGGCCGGATGATGAAGCCGGGTATCTTAACAAGCAAGATGTTTCCACCGCATTTACAAAACAGCTTGACACTCTCTATAAATTAATTTATGAACAGTCTTTTGCGGTTATTCCACCGGAAGTAAGAAGCGGCGACCTTCCGGGTGTAGCCATAAAACTTCTTTATTCTCCAGCTTTTGAGAATGCCATGAAAGATGCGCAGGAATACAACCATCTCATTGATGATATGGTGAAAATATTCACTTATGGCTATGGAGTGGAAACCGAAAACCTTATTGACCTTCAAAATTTGAGCGTTTATGCTTGGATAAAACCTTATATTCATCTGAACGAATCCGAACTTGTGCAAAACCTTGCAACTTGTGTTCAAAACGGTTTCTTATCCCGGCAGACTGCAAATGAGCAAATTCAGATGTACAGTAATCCTCGTGACTGGGATAGGATTATAAAAGAAAAGAAGGAAGAGCAGCAGGCTGACCTTCTTTACGAATTGAAATCCCGGCAGAGCTACAGATAATGAAGTTGAACATAATCCGGCAGGAGACGATAAACAATGAAGCAACCTACACAAAAACAGATACAGGGCGCAAAAGATTTTATAAAATTACGTTTGCAGGCTGAAATATCTATGCAAAACCATTTAGAGGAACTTCTTGTGCAAGCGGCAAGAGAGATTATAGATATATCATTCAAGTACGATATTCAACCCTCAATGTTTCGTTTCTCCGCAAATGAAAACTTAAGGCAGGACGTTAATGAAGTACTCCGTAAGTTGCGTGAATTGATTTACGATTACACGGAAACCCTTTCTGTATATGATAGGGAAGAGGAAAGAAACGAGATTGTAGATTTTATAAACCGGAAAGACCACGGAAAAACATTATCAGAGCGCATCAACATTTATTGTAACCGATTTCAGTACGAGGTGGAAGCTGCCATTGCAGCCGGTCTGATAGCCGGAATTGGAAAAGATAAAATAAAGGATAGTGTAAGGTCTTACCTTAATGCACCCTATGCGAGCCCTTATTTTAAGAGTGCGGTCGATAATGGCGGAGCTTCTGCCACACGTATTAAAACAGATGGCATAAGTTATGGGGTAGGAAAGTCTAATTCTGCTTACAACTCGTTAAATACCCTTACCCGATTTGTCATAGGCTCTGCATGGATGTGGTTTTGGGGGATTGAGCATAAAAATAAAGGATATACAGGTTTCTACTCATATCGTGGGAGCAGCTACCCATGTTCCTATTGTGATAGCATGGTCGGGTATCATCCTATATCTGACTATCAGAATCAATGGCATATAAGATGCTGTTGTTATTTTGTATTTGTATAACTAAAAATTATAGTAATATGTTGAGAGGAAAAGAGGAACAAATTTCATTCAGCCGAGGACTTAGTGGAGAATGCAAGCGCTCCAGAATAAGCTTTAAGGAAAAGGCTTTTGCTGACCTTATTGCTATGGGATGGAAAGATAAAGATGCTTATCTTATTTCAGGTCTTTATAATCCTGTATATTCATCTAAAGTAAACGAAAAAGAGATGAATAAACTATTAATGGAAGAAGAACGGTTCATGACTTATTTAACTTCTATAAGCCGGAAGATTCAACGAATGCAAAAGGCCGTTGAGAAAGAAGCGGATTTTCCGGTTGATAAAGTTAGCGATGAGGATATTGCTTCCGAACTATCAAAGGAAAACCAGCTTCGTAAACTTATCGCCGCCCGTAAAAAGTATGACGGGAAAGAGGGATGCAAGGAGTGGATAGACCTTACAAAAATGATAGCCGATATTACGCAAATCAAAAAGGATGAGATAAAGGAAGAAGATAATACAGTCCATTTCTACCTGCCGCTTTCATGTAATAATTGCTCCTTGTATCTTGCTGCTAAAAAGAAAGCCGGGAAATAAATCCCGGCAGTTGTGTATCCTTCTAATCCTTAAACTTCCCACTTTTCACTTGCCAAATGCAATCAGCAGCCCATTGAACAAGATACGCCCTTGCCTCTCCATTACTGAAATTAAACCCGCCCAATTCAAATGAATCGGATATAAAGTCTGTGATATGGCTTGCTTCGTGGGCGGCAACCCCAACGGATAATCTGTCTTTTCTGAATATTCCGCAAAATATACCAATCCAACCGCTTTTTTTATCGCTGACAGGATAACAAGTCGCAATAGTAAACGTGTTATTCCCTAATACTTCTGATGTAAAATCAGTACGCTCCATTTTATCAGTCAAGGCATAGAATTTATTCTGCATATCTCCCAATGATGGGTTAATTCCTACCCACAATCTGAATGGGTATATTGTCGGATTAAACTCGTGTATTTGGTATTTCTTCTCCAACATGGTTACTAACTTTTAATCGAAATACATTACTTTCTGACCTATACACACCTTAAAGCGGGAAAGCATCTCTGAATATTGAGTAATGTCGTTAGAATTCCTTTTGTTGATGAAAGCACCTGTACGCTTATGGTATCTAATACAAGCATTTTCGGGCGATTTATCCAACACTTCTTTCTCGTTACTGAAACCAAACAATAATTGTTCTCTGTGCGATACCTTGTACCACTTTACTTGGCTTCTTATCTTTCTGAAATATTTTGCTTTCATGGTTATTTCTCCAACTCTTTTTTCATTTCATACATCTGCCTTTCCTCTTCAATAATCTTAGCGTCTTCTTCGTCAGATATAGGTTTAGCATCCGCACGGTCAAGGGCGCTCCCGATTGCCTTTAATACATCCACTTGCAGCTCTGCATCAATGCAGTTAGCCACATACTGGACGTTGCGCACTATAAGCATTGGCAGATTGTCGACCTTATCTTCTATAGGAGTATTATCCAGCAGCATAAACATCATGCTTCCAACTCCATATTCAATAGAGAAATCTCCGCTTACTGTTGATACCTTAATAAAAGGCAAATCACCTTTCTTGTACTTGACAAAGGTCATGTTTCCGATTTGCGTCTTTCCGAAATCCATAGTTTATAATATTTAATTAAGTAAATCTTTTAATCTTCATTCAAGAAATCATCGTCCGAATATTCCCAGCCTTCAAACAGCCCTGTCTTTGCTTCTTCCGCAATATTGGGGACATGCCTCATAAAATTGTTGCCAATATCTTCATTTCCACACCATAACGTATAAGCGTTGCTGTACCCTTTATCTGCACGTTTCTCGCGCGCATATCCGAGGGACAGCATGTCAAGCCCCAACTTTCTTTGGGAAGCCGGAACTGCACCGTTCTTTTTGCAGAACCGTTCGTAATTCTTGTATATCTCCGAAGATGTCAGTTCTATGGGGCTACTTCCTTCAAATTCTTCCGGCTGGCACTCTTTATATTTGAGATATTCCGATATACTTCCGTCTACAAGTTTTCCATCTTTCCCGGTAACAGTAGACCGTATTCTTTCCAGTTTCAAATCAATCTTCCCACCCAGGTTCTCAGGCATTCGCCAGTTATTCTTTTTTAACTCACAAAGCCCCTTTACTATCCATGCCATTATACCGGCATATTCAGGCTTCATCCTTTCCGCAAGCATGGTATCTCTCTTTTCCACGGGTATTGTCTTGTCAAAGTTCAGTACGAGAGCACGGCGCTGCATACTTTCATCATCAGGGTCGTCCCGATTAAGAAAGTCTTTAGGCTGCCAACGGTAGTTGGAGTTACACAGCATGATAGGCGGTCTCTGCATCATTGTGATGTTTCCGCCTATTCCCCGACAGGCAATCGGCTCTCCACTGGATATAGCCTTGATTATACTCATATCCTTAAAATCCCCGCGGTTGCTTTCCGTGCAATACATAAGTCTTTTCTTTGACATGGAATAAGCGGCACGCAGTTGCTCGTCCCCGCCTCTTGCAAACTGGCTCATCTTGATGTTGAGTATTTCATCTTCTCCGAACATATCCTTCAGAACCCTGTAAATAACGCTTTTCCCATTCGCTCCTGTACCCTGCAATATAAGGAAATACTCGAAACTGATATTCTTCCTGTTAACAAGACAAGCGCCGAGGAACATCTGCAATATTCTTCGTTTGTGCTTCTCCGGCAATACTCCGTCCAACTCTTCCGTAGGTATCCAGCTCTCTCCAAGAAAGCTTCTCCATGTAGGACAGTTGAATATTTCTTTTCTGTCATATTTGAAAGGATACATCTTTACGCAGTCAAACTTAGGAGAATGGGGATAAGTCTTTAAGGTATTCATGTCAACCACGCAATTAGTGAAGCACATAATGCTAAGGTCGGGTTGCAGCTCATGGTCTCTGATAACATTTATTATCCGGTTCATGTAAGCATACATGTTTTTATTGGTGCGGTCACGGGCTGCAACACCCATTTTCTCAAGCCACCTGTCTACGGCGTCATAAAGCACGTTGTAGTCCATATACTCGTATATCTTTCCAGTAAACACATACAACGGAACGCGATAATCGGCAGTGTCTCTCGTCACCACGCCATACCCTTCCCGGAATAATTCTTCAAGACGCCTACCGTATCTGTCTATACGTTCCGGATTACTCGTAACCAAAGATATGTCCCTAAATGTAGGAGCGTATTTATCACAATGCTGTGACAGCAATCCAAGCACATAATCCTTTAATTCCCTTCTGTTCATTATATGTCGCTAATTTTGTGTCAAAAAGAACATAGCTATATCTGCTATAGGCGCATTTTATAAAAATAGCCTTTTTCTTTTAATTATTAAGGCTAAATACATATAATCATGTTCTTTATCTTCCTTATGCAAATATACAACTATCTGATAATAAAACAAGTGAATTTTCTAATAAATGTGGGTAAAAGTTAGAAAATAAGCTATAAATGTCTGTTTTGTCAGAAAATGCGGAGATACAACGGGTTTCTTGTTGTAAAATATCGTTACAAGTTGATGAAAAATAGGGGGAATAAAAAATTTTTAGGTGAGGTGACTACACCCGAATACTTTACATAATATAGGGGTGGGGTGGGGACTGTTTGGCTGGGTATGTTGGTTTTAATTGCTGTATAATAGTGTGTTACGGTTTATATTATCTATATAATATAAAATTTATATTTTCTTACATTTTCCTTGCTGTCCCATCATTGGCGAGAATTGGGAAATAACACAACGTAGCCGAAGACACCCACTAATTATTATAAATAAAATCAATATTATAAATATATGATATAGATAATATCTATTAATTATCGTACTCCGTTAACGCCTTGTGTTTATTTATGTTGTCTATATATTGTGTTTGTAATATAGATAAAATCTATTGATTTTAAGCGTCTATGTTTATACTTGTTGATATTATATGTTTACATTTATATGTATTGGGTTTTGTTGTTTTAATGCTTTGATATATAGTGTATTATATCTATATAAATACTGTTATAAAGCATGTGTATTTTATGAAAATATTTTGCAATATTCTTTGCTATTTACGATATAATTTGTATCTTTGTAATGTAAGAAAGGGATAGATATAAGGTCTGGTTCTTACAGGCGTTGTTTATATTATGAGATAAAAAAGGAGTTGTAAGTACCGCAATACTCACAACTCCAAAAGAAGGGAATAACCAATAAAAGTACATCCCACTCCAACGAGGGCAAAAGTACTCATCTTGGTTATCACTTCCAAATTATCCTCTTTGAAACTCCGCTATACTTTGAATTATTAACAATTTAAATATAACAGTTATGAAAAAGGGGAATTTACCTACACAGGAATACGAATTAATCAACGTGTGTATGCAAACAGTTGAAAACGGGACTCCGTTAACCTGCGATGATTGCGGGCGTACAATATTTAACATTGCAACTATAAAAGGGAAAAGCGATGGAAAAACGTACAATGTTGGTTTGTCATGCGTAAAGAAGCTGTTAAATAAGTCTATCTACTTCGATCTGGAAACTGAATGGGAACTTGAACGAAAGGAAAGCGAATGGAAACAAGCGATGAACAATTTGAAGTGGCTTAAAAAGCATTCAGAAAAAGACTTGTACGAATTTTCCGTATACAAATACGATAACGGTAAAGAGTTTTGTATTAACCTAACTTTCAAGAAAGATTTTGGAGTATATAAAAAAGGATGGTCTGGAGGATATACGGCTGCCATGGCATTGGATAAGCTTCCTTTGTTCTCTGAATTTATCAAAGCGTGAAACGTACAAGCGTTGCACCCGGTGCGAGTTCCGGGACACGCACAAATTAATAACATAAAAACTTATCATCATGAAAGCAATGAATTTCTACACCGCAAACGGTTGGGCTGGATCAAACTATGATAGCAAGTTATCTACAAAGGAAATCGCCGCAAAAGTTAGGGCGTATGCAAAAAAGAAGTTCCCGGGTTTTAAATTTTCCATCCGTACAGAATGGAGCATGTACACGGATTCTATGTATATTGAGTTAAAGGCAGGCACTTGTATTCCTTTTATTGAAGGTTCAAGAAGTGCGGAACGTGGTTATATGTCTACGATGAACACCGTAAAGGGCTGGGAAAAGGATTTAACGCCGGAAATGTTCAAGGTGTTGGACGCTGTTGCAACGTATGCAAGTTCTTTCCGTTACGATGATAGCGACGGTATGCAAGATTATTACGATACTAATTTTTATTTGAGTATAAAAGTTAGCGATGAATACCAGGTAATAGAGCCGAAAGCGAAGAAAAGCAGCATTAAGACTGAAAAGGTTGAGGAAGCCAAAGAAATGGAAGCCGTTACGGTTGAAGGTCTGGAAATGGTGGATTATTCCGAAAAAGCTATTGCGGTGTTTGGCGATACGAAAGCGATAAAAGAGCAGTTAAGGGAATTGGGCGGACGCTTTAACCCGTCTTTAAATTACGACGGTGAAAAGCGCGCCGGATGGATATTCAGCAAGAAGCAGGCGGACAAGGTGAAAGAATTGATAAAACCTACTGAAATTTCGGGTATTGTCGAAGTCGGGCAAAAAGAATTTGCAATAAAGGAAGGCGATTTAATAGCATTCAAAACTAACAGCTTTCAAGATTCAGAGGTTTATAGAGGGAGTGTTGAATATAAAGAGCAATTAGGGTTTGTGGTTTTCGTGGATGGTGTGCAATATGAACTAAGAAAGGCGATAGATATTAGAAGGTTGCAGGATAAAACAGAACATCAGGAAAACGAAACGTACCCACTTGAAAATATCAGCTTCACTGAAACGGACAACCTTAACGGCGTATGTTATTACGACATTGAAGGCGCGGGAGTTATAACCAGCGCGAAAGTACGTGCGGATATACAGCCGGGCGATGTTTTCAATGTGTACACAGCAGAGGAGCGCAAATACATTGTAACCTACGACGGTGCAAGCCTGGAAAGTAGTTTAAATAAAGATTTACCCGGTATAATTGAAACGAATAACAAGATAGAGGCGGGAACGTTGAGCGCTTCAAGTTTTTACAAGCCGATCCTTGAAAATGTGGAGCTCTACGAAAAGAAAGCAAATGACGAACGATACATAACGAGAAACAGCCCAAAAGGCGGTTATTATCATGTTATAGATACTTTGGATAATTGCCCGGTAGGATTCTTCCAAACAAAAGAAGAAGCCGAAAAAGAGGCGGAAATACTTAACGGGTTTACGGATAGTAACGGACGTTTAAAAAGTGTCGTATAATGTTCGGCGTTATGTTGCTTTTATTCGGCGCCGTGTTGTTCATCAGCAGCACCGATATAGAGAAAATAAGGGAATTTATAAACGACAGTAAAGAATCAGATAAATTTTAAGGATATGTATTTAGGTTTTATACTTTGGGCAATTATTTTAATTGCAATATTATGGAATATCAGCCCGGCGCTGGTTATTACGTCGGCTTTGATAGGCATTGTGTTGGCGATTGGGAAAACAAAAGATAATAAATCAGGTGAATAATATGGAGACTTTAAAGAGTGTGTTTTTGAAGAAATACCCGCAATACGAGAAAGTTTTACGAGTATACGAAGAGGTTAATAAAGTAGAATGTACATTCGACAGCATAACAAAGCCGAGGTTGTACAACTTTGTTCAGGCTCTTAATGAAAGAGTAGCCACCAATAGCGCTAAAACCTATTGCGCTATGCTTAAATCGGTTCTTAATCTGTATAATGATGTATATTCCTTCCCGAAAGGTTTCGAGGTTATATTGACCTTGAAAAAGGACGCTACGCAAAGTACATGGTTAACGGACGATGAGATAAAAACACTGTTGGCATATAACCCGATTAACGAGACGGAACGGGCTGTAAAAAACTGCTTTTTGCTCGGTTGTTTTACCGGTGCCAGGCATTCAGATTACATCAACTTTACGGATGATAATATAATAGACGGACGACTGATATACATTTCCCAGAAAACAAAAACAAGAGCGGAAATACCGGCGGCTCCTGCTGTACTCCGTATATTGAAAGAAAATCGAGAATATGGTATCAATGAACGAAAGGTTTCGGATGTGACATTTAACGATACGATAAGAAGTATTTGCCGCCGGTGCGGGATAAATAAGCGGATAAAACTATATCAAGCGGGTGAATATATAACCGGTGAAAAGTGGGAGTTTATTTCCTCGCATTCCGCCCGGAAGTCTTGCGCAACCAACTTATATTTAAGAGGTGCGGATTTGTATTCTATTAGCCGGATGTTGGGGCACTCCAGCGTAACGATGACCGAAACGTATATATGTTGTGGGCTGCGTGAATTATCGGATAAAATAATGGGATATTTCAAAGGTTTTGAATAACATGTTTAAAAACATGCTTTATAAGACAAATTGCAGATTAATAAACAATAATTTTGCAAACAATAAAAAATAAGATTATGAAAACTTACGATGTACATTTCAACGACGCCAACGATTCTAACAACAAGGGTTTTAAGGAATCGTTCGAGTATTGTAAGGATTATATAGAATCCTATAATGGTACCGATGAATCTTACTTTGCCGATTATAAGGGCGGTATTGTTTCAATTGTGTGTAATGAGAGTGGAGAAGAAGTCTATTCGGAAGAGGTAAAATAAAATATATCTCTATGGCACAAGAAAGTAAATACGCATACGACGAAGATAGTGTAAAGGCTATCGTTCATTGGGCTTTAACGGCTCAATTACCCACTCAAATAGAGTTGAGCGAATCGGAGAATATATTAGATGTTCAAAAGTACATACAAGCGAATATACACGATATAAACCAACATTTTCCCGACCCGTTTTACAATCCGGCGATTGACAGGCTGTATCGGTTAAAAGAGTTTATGGAAAAACAAGAATGATTTTATAACCCAGTGGGTTGTTTCGCTTGTTTTGGGTTGAATTTAACCCGCTGGGTTGTTTTGGTTATAACTTGCTGTCCATCTTTTCAAATTCTTCCTGTACGGACTTGTTCAACACTTTGGCGTATATCTGGGTTGTTTTTATGTCTGTGTGTCCCATCATTTTAGCGAGATTTTCAATAGATACTCCCATATTTAAAGCCATTACCGCAAAACTATGCCTTGCCATATGGGAATGAAGGCTTAATTTGATTTTAGCAAGTTCTTGAACGATTTTCAGTCTTAAATTATATTGGTAATTGCTGATAGCCGGCAGTTTGAAATCATATTTTCGCAATATTTCCATTGCGGGTTTGAGAAGCATAAGGAAATACTCCTCTTGTGTTTTTACTCTTACATCCCTTATAAAGAATTTATTCTTTCTCTCTATAACCGTGCTGAAATCGAATTTAAACAGGTCTGCATACGACAATCCGGTAAAACATTGAAATATGAATAAGTCTCTCACTTTATCAATGCTTTCAGAAGCTATTTCTAAGCTCCGTATTTGATTTATTTGTTCTATGGTGAGGTATTTTATTCCTTCGCTTTTCCCCCTGTCGAATTTGAGCTTATTATAGGGGTTTTCTTTGATAAGCTCGTATTTTATCGATTCGTTTATGTATCTTTTTAGCCTTTTATGATAGCCGTGTACCGTCGTTTGCTTTGCGTACTTTTTATGCAAAAAGTCGTCATAGTACATTATGTTGGCCGTTGTTATATCAGAAAAATAAACGATTCTACCAAACTCTTCCAGAGAGTTGATTAATGAAGCATGAGTGTTTAAAGTTCCCTTTCTTAAATCTGTTCTTTCGCTTACCCGGCGCTTTATGAAGTCTATGAAGCTTTCCTTTTGCTGGGAGTACCTAAGGAAGTGTTCCAGTTTATCAAAGCTGAAAGCCTCTTTGTTTTTTATAAGATTATTGATGAACTCGTTTATGTTCTGCATCTGAGCATCAAGGCGCTCGTTTAAGTCTACCGACTGAACGGTATTTTTGACCTTTGTCTTATCATTCCATTGGTCGGAATACAATCTGACGCCTGTACTGATCCATTTCCTTTTCCGTTCGAACAATATTTCTATCTGAACGGTTCCTTTGGTTGTTTTGCTTGCCGTATGTTTCCGGTCAAAAACAAATCTTGCTGTAGGGTACTTCATAATTTAAAGATTTGGTATCACACAAGGGTATCACATTTGCCGCAAATTTAATGAAATAGGATGAAATAGAATGAAACGTAATGAAATAAAAATAGCACTTTGTTTATCATTCTAAATCATTGATTATTACATAAAATGCTGATAATAAATAAAAAGGGACTACGTTGTCGTAATCCCTTTCTGTGATCCGCTTGGGGCTCGAACCCAAGACCCCAACATTAAAAGTGTTGTGCTCTACCTGCTGAGCTAGCGAATCAATCCTTATTGCTGTTAAGCGGGTGCAAAGATAGGCACTTTTATTGAATATGCAAGGCTTGTGACGAAAAAAGTTTGCATTATTCTTGCTGTTTGTTTTC